GCGCCAGATGGGGTCTCCTTGCCGCTTACCTTCAAAGTAACGCGTTCGGATAAGATCACCACTCCTGGCATGATCGATACGCAGATGATCAACCATCTAATAGATTCGGATTTAGTCATATGTGACATGAGTTTGTTGAACGCGAATGCGTTTTACGAAATGGGTATCAGGCATATGACCAGAAAGCCTACGATACACATGTTCGTGGTCGGCACCGAAATTCCTTTTGATGTTAAGCCCTATCGGGCCATCGAGTTCAGTTGGCATCAGCACAGCCACTTGTTGGAGGCCCGGAGGCAGCTAGAAGAAGCGATTAGGGACGCGACAGCGCCGGAGCATTTGCCGGACAATCCTGTCACCAAGGCTATCAACTTTCAGCAAATAGAAAAATCGGCTACTTCAATCGACAAACTACTTTTGCATGAATTGGAAAGTGTGAAACAGGATCTCGCCTTGCTGAAGCGCAAGCGGCCTGTCGGCCCCGCAGACTCCTTTCTGTCTAAACTTAAAGCTAGCAAACCCTATTACACTTCAACTAGTGTCTCCGAAATCCTTGCTCAGGATATGCCCGCGCACATTGAAATTGTACTGGATTCGTCGCAGTTGAGCGAACCCGTGGATGAAGCAATTCATCGAGCGCTCGGAACGATTGAAAGTCTGGGTTGGAAAACGGAAGGATCGAGGGTCTTCCTAAATGTCTACGTACCAAAGCTGTCAGAGATCAATCCGATAATTGAAAAGCTTCGGATCATTGGCTTTCTGATTGTGACTATCAATCCTTCAGATCGTCAATTTGACCTCAGTGGTGATCGGTCCGGAACATGAACCAGCGCCTGCAGGCGTTCGCATTCGGCACCGAGCGCCGCGATTTTGTCTTCGCGCTCACGAACAGCGGCCCACATACCGCTGTCGAAATAGGCGTCCTTGTCGGGGTCGCCGGATTCATCGGTGCGCCATGTGGCGGCCAGTTTGGCCCAAAGCTTATTCAACAAGTTCGTTCTCCTTCAGAAAATCCTCGAGGCCGACGGGCGGCGGCTCAGAGGAGGTGAAATATTGGACCATCGACGCGACGAGGCGCTCAGGCATCACAGGCCACCTTTGCCTTCGCGGCCAATCATGTGGGGCTTGCACTGGCAATACATGCGCCAGCCCTCTCTCGCCGATATCTCGCCATCACAGCCGCGCACCTTAACAATGCGAACGATGCAGCGCCGTGTGGCTCTATTCTCCGCTTGCTCGGCGTTTAGGTACTCGAGGTAGGCAACGAAATTTGCGTATGCTGACCGGCGCTCGGCGAAGCGGTAATTAAGCCCTGGGGTGGTCATGAGAGCGCCTTTGGAAATTGGAGATATTCAGTGCCGTACATTTCCCGGCCAGCAGCCTTCTTGCCCACGCGGACCATGGTGACGGTGCCGAGATTGGTGACAGAGAACGCGTTTCCGTCGCGGCGCAGCTCCATCGCCGGGTAAGCAGCCATCGGTTTAATCGTCGGAAGGCGTACCGCGACGTCATGCGGCACCCACTCGCCCCACTGCTTGAACAGGAATGGAACCGGCTTACGTGGATAGCTGCGCAGCGTGCAGGCGTTCTTGATATCATCCAGCCACTCGGGATGCATTGGCCGGGCATCAGGTCCGCTCTCGCCGCCGACAATGACCCAATCGATATGGTCCAGCCATTCCGCTTTCAGCCTGGTGCGTTCGAGCAGCGGTTCTAAGCTCAAGCCAATCCATGGCAAGCCGAGGCGCTGCTTCAGGTCGATGAGGCGGGGTATGTCCCGATCCGCTTCGCGCTGTGACGTGACCGAGAACATCAGGCCGATGTGTTTCGGCCAGTTATCGAGCCATGACGCGGGCACCATCTTGGCGACGTTCACGCCCCGCTTGGTCAGGAGGATGATATTCACCCAGCGCGCGTCCGCTGCTTTTGCAAAGAGCTCCGCGCGCCATGCATCATCCACCTCATTGTCGAACGTGTCTGACATTGACTGCATGAACACGCGGATTGGGCGACCATAGTCACTGAAAAAGGTCCGGGCAGATTTGGTGTTTAGCTTCTTCAACAGTGCCACAGCGCCGTTAATCTTGCGGCGCGGCGCGTTCGGTCCCCATTCGCCGGTGCCGCGAAAGTTGTTCCACGTCTCGGCATAGCAATGATCGCAGCCGGGAGAGACCTTTGTGCAGCCCCACCAGAAATTCACGGTGGCGTCGCACCACTCGATGGCGGAGGTTTCAGCCATGGGAGGCACCCGTCAACTCGTCGAACCGCTGCATGAACTCAAGCGCCGCCCTCGCTGGATCCCAAGGGACGATCTCGAAATCATAAGGGACTGCTTCGTCCTCGTGGTTCCATCGCTCACCACGCCACGGCAGAAGGTCGCGGCGCTCTGTGGCCAGCATCCGGACGTCAGCCTGTTTGATCTCAAGCGGGTGCGTCATTTCAACGCCGAACCGTCTGAGGATCGCCGCCTCGCACCGTTTCTCGATCACTTTGTACTCAGGGAGGAGCTTCTTAAGCGGCGCAGTCATATCGCCACAGACGGCCTCTCCAACCTCGTGCATCAACGCCTGCATCGCTAACTCCGGAGCTACGGCTAGGCTCATTCGGACGCAATGTTCTGCGACCGAGTAAAACACTCGGATGTGCCGAGCCCTGCTTACGCACTGCCCAGCGCATCGCCCTTCGAACGCCAAGCCGTAGGCAATGTCCTCAATGGTAATGGAGCTGTTATCGGGATCTTCGAAATCGAAGTAGGTGCCCGATCCGAGCAGAATGGTGGGACCGATAGCGGTGCGGATGGTGCTATCGCGGAGCCTCTGGATTTCAGTTTCAGACATTGGCTGGCTCCGTTTTTAAGCCTTCCACCCACTCCACGAAGGCTGAGAGGATCGGCTGGACGTTTACTTCATCCGCCCACCCTGCAAAGCCGATGAACCCGTTATCATTGAACGTCACGGCTTCGCGGTCTTTGAAATAGAACGCCTTGCAATAGAGGCCGCACCCAAAGCCGCCGTGTTGGAGCCAGACCTTAATTTTCGACTGGATGCGGTATGTCCCCGCGCTTCTGCCCGATGGGGCCATGAGGCCCGAGGATTTCATCTTCGTACCAATCAGGTCGCGAAGCTTCTGGACGCTGCTAGCAGTCAAATGTGCGTACGTCAGCCCGCTTGTATCCCAAGCCGCCCGCGCTTCTTCTCTGGTCATGCCTCAATCCGCCCCATATTCGAGGGAGGGGTCAAGCTCGTCCATGATGAGTTTCGAGCCGCACGCGTAGGCCGAGAAGATCATCTTCTGATAGCCCCAGTAGGCCCCCACGCTGATTACCTTACCAACGTCACGCCGGTCGAGGGTAAGGCCTGAAATCGTGCCTTCTGAACTAACGTAGAACTGCGTCTCGCAATTATAGCGTTTGAGAGTATCGCCGTCCGGGTCCATACCGACGTGGTAGCATCCTGCGCTGTAATCGCTTTCTTCAACGAAGACGGCGATCTTGCCCCACGGCCTGTCACCCATATCCTTCGCGTGTTCTGTCATCTTTTCGATGACATCCGAAAATTTCAGTTCTTTCGGTGCGATCTGCAAGAGCTCCTGCATCTCGGTCGCGAGCTTCGCGTTCAACATCTCGGAAATGTTCGCATCGAGTCGCTCGCGAAGCAGAGCCATGACCATCACGCCGTAGGCCGGGACGTCGATCCTGTCGCCAATCGAAAGCGCTTCCGATACAGCCGCCGTCATCTGTTTTTTGAGATTTCCGCCGTAGCGGAATTCATCGTCGACTGCACCCTTGATCGCTTCATCGATCTTCTTGTCGATAAGCGTCCGAATGTGCTCTTCCGACGTTTTGCGGGTGACTTCCGCCAGAATGTAATCTTGCAGGTTTGCCGGTGCCGTTTCAGTCATTGTTCGTCCTCGTAAACAGGGAAAAGGGCAGGGGCGCTGGCAGCACCCACAGGTGATACATGTCGGCGGCATCGATGATTTCAGCCTTGGGCGGGTAGACTTCGACAGCCGTTGCCTCCGGCCCCGCGATCTCGTCTTTGATCCGCTGCATCTCGGGCCAAGTCGGGCGGACGCCAGACAGTGAGGTGATCCCGAGGTGACGCGTGCCGTCGGGCAGCGTACGTTCAAGAATGCTGAAAACGTTGTTGCGATGAGCCGTCGTGAACTCAGCGGTCCATCCGTTTGGTGAGACGCTGCCGCGTGGAAATATCAGGGTTTCCCACGCCGACCATTTACCGGATCTGCGAGCGATGCCCTCATCGCGCAGGATCAGACGGCGATTACGGCGGGGCAGCATATCGAAGTGCGATTGGGCTCTCATTCGGCCACCTGGCCGATCTGCACCGTCGTTGCCGGTAACGCTTTACGCCGCTCAATCTCTGCGGCGAACTCTTGGGCACACTTCATCAGTATGTCTTTGATGCTGATCCGCATAAAAAGTTCATCTTCTGCCGATAGCTCGAAGCCAACGCCGGAGATGTTGCGGGAGAGTGTAAAGGGTCCGATCTTCCCGATGGTCTCGATAAGTGTCAAAGAGCCGAAATCACGAATAGATCCGATTTCGACTGTAGCGGTGCCGATGGATTTGATGATTAGGCCGCTCATGCCGCCACCTGATCAATATTCGCGTTGATCGTGACGAAGGTGTAGGCAACCACCCATGGGTTTGCGTCCCATGAGTTAAGTCCATTGATGCGTTCCCATAGATCTGCGTACCAATCGCGGGCATTGCTCCACTCATCGCCGCCAAGGTGCATTGCGGTGGCGCTATTAAAAACGCGACCTGAAGCCTTGCCTTTGAAGCAACCCTCGGCAACCGCATCGGTCTCGCTTATATCCTGCAAGCGCTCGATCCGCACATCTGTGATTTTAAGGGTCAGGCGTGAGTGCTTGCGGAACATGAACCGACCGGGACGCTTGTGCCACGCCGGGGTGTATGGGTCAGCGTTGCTCATTCCCTTGCGGAACTCTGCCGGCGCGTCGAACACCACAACCGCCGAATCCTCGACGAAGTGCCACTTCTGTTTCCCGCCCTTGGTCTTTGCTGTGCCTTTCGGCTCCCAATGGCCGTAGCGGAAATGGGTTTCGCAGACGTAGAGCCGGTCGTTAACATGGACTTTTGTGTGAATAGGCTTCCAGCCATTCGAGGTCAGTTCCAGCGTCCCATAAGGTGGCTTTAAAGCACGCCGTGTCTGTGTCTTGCGCCCAGCGAGAAGAGCAGCGACCATCGTACCGTTGAAAAGAATTGCGCGCTCAACCATGGACCGCCACCAACTTGTCGTCAGGGCTGCCGCCCTTGGCGATGTGAGCGTCGTATTCCGCACGAAGCCTGTCGGGGTCCGCGTGTTCCAAGTCTTCGTCAACGAACATCTCTGGCTCGTCAATCAGCGATTGATAGGTAGGTGCGCACTCGAAGCACATCGGCGTATCGCCGCCGTGGTATAAATCGCCTTCGAAGATAGGAGCGCGACATGCTTCGCATCGAAGGCACTCAACCTCGCCAAGTTCCTTATCGACGGCATCGAGCGCGTCCAGCGCAGCCAGGTATTCCTGCTCGGTATGCCTGATGAGCTCATAGCGCTGCTCTTCCAATTCATCGACATTGGCTTGGGCGTCGGCCCAACGCTGTTTCAGGTCAGCATTGCTCATGATGCACCGCCTTCCGGTGCCGATGCCTCGCCGATGGTGCCGAGAATTGGGGTGGCTTCCTCGAAGTCGACAAGCCTGATCGGGCGTGTCGTTTTCTCAATGTCTTCATCGGAAATGATGCCGATCTTTGCCGTTTCATCGTACAGGTATTCGACGGTGCCAGCTTTTATAGTGGGTGAGCAGATACGATCTCCCACCTTGAACGGGATTTTCACCCCGTGCTCAGACACCCATACCGCAACCACTTTTTCGTGCGCCTGGTAGAGCGAAAATTGATCCAAAATTTCTACAAGACGAGCGTCAGGCGACCAGCCATACCGACGTTCCAGATTGCTTGCGAAGGTGTAAGCGTTGGTATCGATGCAGCGCACCAACACTTCCTTCAGCGCCTTTTGCTGAAACTGGCTGCTCTCCTCGATCCACTCGGCAACATCATCAATGATGCTATCTACCGCGATTTCGCGCACTGCATCGTCGTAATATTTCGGGCGTGCTGGAATGGCCGTCCCCGTCGTCGTATCAGTCATAACAATCTCCATCAGACCTGTTCGGGAAACCCCGCCGAAAATTCAGGCGAGGAAACCGGAGCGGGTCAAAACTCTCAAAGGCCAGGGGGAACAATGGATTAATGAGAAGTTCTGATGTTTGAGATTAATTATCGCCGCTGCAGCTGCTGTTAGCGACGAGCTCGACCACGCCGAGAAGCTTGCGCCGGGCTTCGCTATCGCCGACCCGCAGCCACAGCTTGGCAAGACGGATGCCGTCGGGACGCTGCATGAACGTCGTGAGATCGTCCTGCTTCCCGTCGTTCTCCGTCACTCCATGACTTGGCGAGCCGTCAAAGAAATAGCTTGGCGGGACAGATAGAACCTCGGCGATGCGATGCAGGCGGCTGGCGCCGACACGGTTGGTGCCCTTCTCGTATTTCTGGACTTGCTGGAAAGTGATACCCAGCGCATCGCCCAGCTTCTCCTGGCTCATTCCAACCACTGCACGGCGTGCGCGGATTTTAGCGCCGACGTGGATATCTACCGGGTTGGGCTTCTTGGCGTGTTGAGCGGTATCAAGCATTGTATTCTCCTTGGGTTAGGCCCATGCGGGCGGCGTAGTCACGTTCCGCCTGAGCCATCATGGCGTCTTGGCGGTCGATGCTTGTTTGGATTTCGAGGATCTGGCGCTCGGTGCGCCGACGATCCAGTTCGCGGTGAAGCTTCCCGGTGCACAGGCCAAGCGCATACAGCGCGCCAGCGATAAGCCCGGCGCAGACCGCCAACAGCGGGGCGGGGAGATTGAGGAAACTATGCAGCACGTTCGATCTCCGGATATTCGATTTCCGGGCGCGCCAGCTTCCTGATGCGCCGCTTATCGATGAGTTGCATTGGATGGAAAACAGGGCCGCGCCGGTGCTGAATGTCGAAGCGGTACCAGGCGTAATTATCTTTGCTGTCGTGTTCGGTTTTGCTGAACCAACGCACGCGCCCGATTGGAACAACATCTGTGCAATGGGTCATGAATTCGCGGGCTTGCAGATTGTATTTGAAGTCAGCTTCCAGCAGCAGCCAAGTCGGCGCGATCCGCATGAACCGCTCGATCATCGGCTTCAAGATTTGCCATGTGTAAGGCGGGTTGGTGATGATCGCATCGACACGGTTTTGCAGCAGCCATGGATCTAACAGCGCATCAATGCTGAACTGAATGTCACCACTATGCTTACAGGTCGGGCCAAAGCTCTCTATCCAGCGGATCAGGCGTCCGTTCGCGCAGCACGGCTCGGAGAACGTATCTACGCCATGGAGAAAGGGCCGCAGCGGTAAGGCGGCCTCGTACGGAGACAAATACCTGTCGTGTTTGCTGCGCTGAAAGTCCGAACGCTTGCCCACGTCAGTGAGCCCTCTCGCCGTAGGCTGGTGCGACGATGGCGCCGATGACGTGATCGATCTCAAGATCGCCGAAAATGCCAACGCCGTGATACAGCGCCGACATGCCTTCCGCGAGATTGGGGGCAGGGTAAGACAGGACAAATCCCAGAAGGGAGCCGCTCTCGTCTGGATAAAGTGCCCGCATCGCCTTAAACGCGATGTGCTTCACCGCATCCGGTGCCGGGGCGATATCAGCCGCAGCGTCGAGTGCCACGTCGGCGCGCTGTCTCAATGTGAGCGTCATGCCGCAGCTCCATAGATGGCCTGCATCATGTCGATGCGGTTCTGCAGGGCAAGGTCCGCGATCATCTCGGGATTGTAGTAGTAGGTCGGGGCGCGTTCCTGCCAGAGAATGACATTCGCCGTCGCGTCGCCTTCCCCCGCAGCGTCGAGCAGCTCGTGACACTCAGTGATGTCAGTGTCGTTCGCACCTTGCGTGGTGCGACCATCGTCGCAGATCATCGCGCCGCCGCAGGAAGAGCAGCAGTCAGGATAGAAGGTAAGGCGTTCAACAGCGCCGCAATTGGTGCAGGTCCATCTCATCAAAGCGGCACCTCAGCGGTTCAAAGCGCTGTGGCACGTCGCGAGCGACGCTACCTGCGAGCAACGGGCGTAGCCGTCATCATTGATGCTGAAAATCAGGGCGAGCGATATCGCTCCCGCAAACGCAAGCAGGTTCCGCATATGTCAACTCCATCGGTAAATCTGGTTGCAGCGAAGCAACCTTCGATGGAGATGAGAATATCCGCTATAGAGGATATGTCAAGTGACGTGTTCTCTATAGAGGATATTTTAGTGCTTGCAGGCTGGATATAGGTTCAGTGGATCGTTGTTGATGTACGATTCAGGGAACGGGCAGCCGACCCGTTTTTCTCCCTCAGGCGATACGGCCGGGCGTTCGGATGCTGACGCGGTCCCTACGAGCCTGAACCTCTTGAGGAGGGCAGTGTTAAACACCAGCATCTTCGCTGGCGGCGTTTCCATGATGAGGGTCAATGCCTCGGGATCTACATCGAGGGCAATGAAGTGTCTTAGGACGCTGGCCGAGAGTTGCTGGGTGAGGGACGTCGCCTCGTCCCCAGCCGGCGCCTCCCCCGCGGGCCAGTAGAATTGATGTGATCCTAATGCTCCGGTGTCGGAAACAGTCCGATGTGCCCCTCCCACGAAAGCGAGGATGCAAGCAGAGAGGCAGCGGGCATCGCTCGGCACGAATGTATCAGTTCCGTTCCGCCTCAGATCTCGTCCGATCTTCAACGCTTCTGTGACTGAGCCGCCGTCAGAATTGAATACGATCACAGATTTCTTACCGTCGACTCCCAGCAGCCCCCGCAACACCGCGGCATCCCCTACCGAAATAGTACCAGATGCCCTGATATATCGGGCGGTTGACTGATGCTCCAATATCTTGAAATCAAGGCCCAGGGCTCCGCTAGGTGCGAGCGCAGACACCGAAATAACGACAGCTGCAATCTTAAGTGTGTTTACCATCTGTTAATAGCCGCCGTTTCCCGTCTTGATTATGTTCTTGTTCTGTTCCATCATCCTGCTTGGCAAAGGGATGGAATATTTATGCGCGTTTCCAGATTGATCGAGACACTCAATTCGCTCACAGATGAGCAAAAGCGTGGGTGTATCGACGAGCTTAAGGCCGCGGCGTATTCCGAAGGATCTTCAAAATCCCGTCCCTCATTTCGGGAGAGCCCTCAAGAAGAGATAAAATCTCAGCCGTCTCAGCAGAGACGTCTATCCCGTAGATGATCTGGGACAGGCTTACGTTGAGAACCTCACAAACCGCGACCAGATTGTCGACTGTGGGGTCCTTGCCGTCCTTTAATATGGAATGAACGTAGCCTGGGCCCTTGCCCGCGGCCAACGATGCTTCACGAGCGGACATGCCGCGCGCCGATAATGCGTCCCGCAGACGCGCTCTCCAATCCGCACTTTTCATGGTGGCAATATCCTCTATTTCGGATATTTCTGCACGTCCTTCATAGTGGATGGTTGACGTATCCTCTATCGAGGATATATTCACGTCATGATGACCGAACAAACCTCTCAACTCCTCTCGAAAATTGATGCTTTCCTGAACGATACGGGAATGGGCGAATCCTATTTCGGCAAATGCGCCGTGGGAAACTCCGAACTCGTCGGCAGGCTTCGCAATGGCGGCAAAGTCCTCCAAGACACTGGCGTAAAGGTCGTTTCGTTCATCGAGGCCGAGCGGTTGAAGCGTAACGTTCCTGAGCCATCCCCGGTGCCGGAGGGCGTTTCGTGATGATGGCCAATGTTCACGCCTTCTACATCCAGACCGACGAAGCGTTGCTGGCCAAGCTGCGCCCATCCGATGGCCCTCTGTTTGTCTCGCCGCCATGTGCTCACTTTTCTTTCCAGACCGATTTCGACGAAGTGGCGCAGGACATCATCGAAGGTCGCCACCGCCATCGCCCGCGCAACGTCTTCGCGCCCAACAGTTTTTCCAAGCACAGGGGGCGCAAGTGACCGTCATCCCATTCCCAGCATCCCCGGTTTCTCTCTCCCCGAGGGCTGACCGTGAACCCGAGGCAAAAGGTATTGCGTCTGCCTCGGGCGTTTTCTCTCATCTTCGCCAGTTCCTGCGGAGCGCACGTCAGGCCATGATCGCGGCTCCTGTCCGCACTGAAAGCCGTCTGATTGCCCTGTCGTCGCACCGCATCGCCTCCAATGATCCTCATCTAAAAGGCGTCTTCGGTTTTGCCGAAGAAGAACCTCTCCGTTTCGACATTGCACCGAAACGTATCGGCGGTTCCGCAGGAAAATTCCCGCAACATTGCGGGCAAGGCTCCGCAGTCCAGTTCGAAGTGACTGGCCTCGTTACCTGGCTGAAAAGAACGTTTCCGCGTGCCACGACGCACCACGTCGAAGCGGTGACGGGAATACCTGCTGCAAGCGTTGAGAACTGGCTGCACCGCCGCTCACAGCCATCGGTGCAGCACTTTTCGCTCCTGATCTCTGCATTCGGACCATCGCTGCTCGCAGCATGTTTCGATGAGCCCCCGGAATGGGTCGATGACGCTGCGAAGCTCCAGCGCCGTCGGGAGATCGACGAGCAAATCAGCAGGCTCCAAAGCGAACGCGCCAAGTTCGGAGAGGTAGCCTGATGGTGGCCGAGAAAACATCAGTCGGTGGACTGGTCCGCGCCGCCGAAGACAGGATCATCGCGGAAAAGGCTCACGCCGCCCGAACCCCGTCACTCACGGTTACCCAGATCCGGTCGAGCCTCAAAGACATGATCCGCTCCAAGATCTGGTGGATCGACAAATTCTCAGAAGGCCGCGCCAAGCGTCCCGATCACGAAATCGCATCGGCACGACGCCAGTTGGCTGCGCTGGTTCAAGCCGACGATCTGCTGAAGGGGGGACACAGTGCAGCAGACCGCGGGGGATGACCCGGAGCGCGTGAGTTTCCACGCTGTATCGCGTTATGTGCAGCGTATCCTGGACATCGACGTCCATCAGGACTTTGCGACCGAAAAGGCGAGGGCTCTTGCTCTGGCTGACGCGGCTGAAACAACGGTTGACGCTCTCAGGGCGCTGATCTGGACAAAGGGCCTCGCTGCTGCGGCGAAATTCGGACTTCAGAGTTTCGATAACCGCTTATTCGCCGCCGTCATCGCCCAGCCCGGTGGAGTGGTTGTTACCATTCTTCTCCCGCGGGTCAGGGACACCGGCAAGCTGAAGCTCCTCTCTGAAAACGAACTCAAAAGCAAATCGTGGCGCATCGCGCGCCGGGCAACCGCGCGTCAGTTGACGCTCGACAGCATAGAAGGGGTCGAACGGTGACAAATCTAAATTTCACAATCGAGCAGAAGCAAGTTCCGGTGCTCAAGGAAGCTGCCCGCAAACTGACAGATGCCGCGAGGGGTAAAGCTCATAATCCGACGCTGCCGGGGCAGATCGAAGCCTTCGACCGTGACGAGACCGGAGAAGCGGCTACCGAAACCGTGGCCGCTGCCGAGCTCCGTTCGATCATTGAGCGGGTTGAGCGTCTTGAGGAAGAGAAGTCCGCGATCTCAGATGACATAAAAGACGTGATGGGAGAGGCAAAAGGCCGGGGTTACGACACGAAGGCGATCCGCACCATCATTCGCCTGCGCAAGAAGGATGCAAACGAACGCATCGAGGAAGAATCGATCTTGCAGACTTACATGGCCGCCCTGGGGATGGAGTGAGCCATGAAGAACCGATGGAGAACACTATCCGCAGAGGCGCGTAGCGCTGCGATCATCGAAGCGCATCCGACCACAATCGGCACCGGCGCGGCTATTGCTGACGCGCTTAGCAGGAAGTTTGGCGAACGCATCACTCGCAGTTCGGTAATTTCGTTCTACAACCGGCACCCTGAGAAGATGACAGCGGTGCCGCTGACCGGCAGGCCCGGCAGGGAGATGGCGAAGGATCGCGCCGAGGCGTCGCAGCCACGCCCGCAGCCCAGACGTCCCTCTGCGCGGCTCGCCTCGAGCGGTATGGCTTTCTCATCTCCAAAGGTGAAACCTGTCCCTGCGCCGATCATCGTTGCCCAGCCGGTGCCGTCTATTCCGGTGCCGGAGCCACGCAATCTTCGCCTTTACGAGCTCGATGCCGGCCATTGCCGTTGGCCGATGCAAGGCGACCGCGAGAACATGCTGTTCTGCGCCAACGCAACGCATGACGGCACCTCGTATTGTCACTTCCACAAGACCGCATCTGTCGGCATCGGTTCCAAGGCCGAGCGTGCCGCCGTGCCGCGGAGGCTCACGGCATGAACATACCGCTGCGCCCATCATTCTTTGATCTCGATAACCGTATGACCGTTGTTCTCTTCGCCGGCATGGGCGGGGGATGCGACGGCCTCGAGCAGGCAGGCTTTCACGTCCACCTGGCTATCAACCATGACCCTATCGCGGTCGCTGTTCATCAGAAGCGGCACCCGCACACGCGCCACCTCCGTTGCGATGTGTTCGAGGTGTGCCCGAAAGAGGCAACGAAGGGCCGGGGCGTGCGCGTCCTGCATGCCAGCCCGGACTGCACACATTTCAGCGTTGCCAAAGGTGGCAAGCCTGTCTCGAAGCGTCGCCGCTCGCTGGCGTGGGTTGTCTGCCGCTGGGCCGGTACCGTGCGGCCGGAAACCATTACGCTCGAGAATGTGCCCGAGATCCAGACGTGGGGCGGTCTTATTGCCAAGCGTTGCCCGGTGTCGGGGCGCGTGATGAGGCTCGACGGAACTGTTGCGAACAAGGGCGAGCGCGTCCCTGTTCAGGAGCAATGGCTTATCCCCGACAAAAAGAAACGCGGGATCATTTGGCGCGCCTGGCTGAAACACATGAACCGCCTGAATTACAATTTTGAAGGAAAGGTGTTGGTCTGCGCAGATTATGGCGTCCACACCATTCGCAAACGGTATTTCGGCGTGGCACAGCTGGGCGGGCTTCCTATCGTCTGGCCCGAGCGCACCCATGCACCGCGTAAAGATGCAAAACGCCTTGGCCTGAAGCCGTGGCGAGGCGTATGCGAAGTCCTCGACTGGTCGCGACCGGTCAAATCGATCTTCGGGCGCAAGAAGGATTTGGCCCTCGCCACCAAACGAAGAACCGCCCGCGGCGTCGTTCGGTATGTCGTGAATGCAGCAAAGCCGTTCCTCGTGCCGATCACTCACACCAAGAGCAACCTCGGCGCACGTTCGACCGATGAGCCGTTGAACACGATAACCACCGCCAAGGGCGGGGAGATGATGCTTGCGGTACCGCGTCTGGGCGCAACGATCCAAGCCTATTACGGCGGCGAGAAGGGCATACGGCGCAGCGGCGATGTAGAAGAACCCTTGCAGACGTTCGTCACAGAACCCCGCCATGCCGTCGCAGCAATCAGCCTACAACGGCAGTTTGGCGAGAGCGTTGGTGCCGATGTGTCCGAACCGGCACCGGTGTTCACCCCAGACGGTCAAGGCAAAACCGCCGTTGTCGCGGCATTCCTCGCCCAACACAATGAGGGACCACGCGCGGGTCTGAACGCAAGAGATGCGCGAGACCCGGTGTCGGCTCTCACTACGACCGGATCACAGCAAGGTGTCGTGGCAGCGTCGATGCTGGCGTTGCGCGGTACCAACAAAGACGGGCGCGACATTTGCGAGCCTATGGCAACCCCAACCGCTGGGGGCAACCACGCTGGCCTTATCTACGCGTTCCTTCAAGCCTACTACACCGGCAACGGCGGGTACGAGCAAAGCATCACGGAACCGGTAGGTGCGATGACGCAAAAGGCTCGCCACGGCTTGGTGACGGTCAAGGTCAAAGGCGAGGATTACGTTATCACCGATATTGGCATGCGCATGCTTGAGCCGGAGGAAGGTGCGGCAGCGCATGGTTTCGCCAAAGGCTCTCTGCCTGACACCATCACTCTGGACGGGAAAGAGGTTCGTCTCACGAAGACGCAAAAATATCATCTTGTTGGCAACTCGGTGCCGCCCGAAATGGTGCGGCTGCTGGCCGTTCATAACGTTCGTCATGCCTTTGCGGAGGCTGCTGAATAATGAGCCGTAGATTTCATCCTACTATCTATCTCGATCTAGACGGCGTCATGGCTGACTTCGACGGCCATTTCCCGTCCGTCTTCGGTGTAGATCAACGTGCGATGTCACCCGCCGCGATGTGGCAACTCATCAACGCACGTTCCGGCTTTTTCAGGGATATGCCGAGCTTTGAGGGGGCGAAGGCCTTCTACGACAGCATCTCGTGGATGAACCCCATCATTCTCACTGCCTGCCCATCGTCCAGCTATCAGGATGTGGCCCGGCAGAAGCGTGGATGGGTCAGAGAGCATCTATCAACAGCGTGCCACATCCTGCCTGTCATCGACGGTCTGAATAAGCCGCTGTTCATGCATTCGCCGGGCGACATCCTCATCGACGACTACAAGCGCAACATCGCCGCTTGGGAGCACGAGGGCGGGGTTGGCCTGCTGCACTCGCAAGACTTCGAAGCCACCTATCAGACGTTGGCGAACCATGTGCACGATTATCGGAACCGCACCGGACGCTACAGCGAGGCGGTGCCAGCATGAAGCCCGTCACATCCGCCCAGTTCAGGAAACAACGCAAGGCCAAGACGGGTACCTCTATAGCCCGCCGAGCGGCAAAGCGCGACATCGCAGAGCCAGAGATCCGTGCAGCGCTCGAGGCGTTCGGCATGTCCGTGTTCTCGCTCAACGAACCCATTGATCTCCTCGTCGGCTTTCGCGGCAAGACGCATCTCGTCGAGGTTAAGACGGGGCACAAAGGTTACGCCAAGGCTCTCAACGACAACCAGCAGGCATTCGCCAACGAATGGCGCGGCTCAGCCGTCGTCACGCTGCACAGCCGCGACGAGGCCATTGCGTGGGCCCAGCAGACGAGCAGGGGGCAGCCATGACCAGTAGGCTTGAGCGGGCTGTCACGGATCTCATGCAGCACGAAATGGAACAGTTTGCCGAGTGGTGCTCCAAGCAATGGACCATCACGCCGGAGGTGTTCAAATCCGACAATGTGTTCGACACTAAACCGGAAGGGTACCGCGAGGGCTACAATGCTGCTCTCGAAGGCCTTCCGATTGCTCTCGAGCAGTATTTGGAGAGCAGGTCATGACGCGATCGCTCGCCCTCACACCCTTTCAACTCGCACTGCACTCAGAAGGGACGCCAGCATGAGCCGTCGTACCATGCCTTATCATCGTCGGTACCACGGCGACGCGCTTCAAGGGTACCGTAAGCTTACGCTCGAACAGCGTGGTGCCTACACGACGATCCTTGACCTGATCTACGACGAGGCCGGCCCTATCGAGCGGAATGAACGCTGGCTTGCTGGTGAGCTGAACTGCTCGCTTCGGAAGGCCAAAGCTCTCCTCGACGAGCTCATTGCGCTGCGCAAAATCTTCATCACCGCAGGCGGCAAACTGAGTAATCATCGCGCCGAAACAGAAATACAAAACTCGCTGAATATCTCGCGAAAACGAGCTGAAAACGGATCGAAACGCAAAGATAATCAGCCTGTGGAACGGGAAAAGCCCAACAAAAACAGCAGGGCGGTCAAGCAATTGCTCGACAATTGCGCTGTAATACCAGAGCCAGTACCATATATAACAAATATCCCTCCGACAGTAGATGAGGATACGCATTGGCCGAGAGAAGTCTTGGACCATCCGCCTGTGGTCGAACCACACCCGCTTAGAAACCATCGGCTGATTGAAAGTCTGGATCGCAGAACGGGATCTGGTGCTGCTGCTGCGCTTGCCGCTGGACGAGCGAGACGCGGAGGTCGCCAATGGTGAAGAAGCCAACGATTTTCGGCAGAGTTTTGTCACTCCTAAAGCCGAAATCTGAGCCTGTGAGCGACTGCGCTTCGTGCCGTGGCACAGGCGTGTTCAAACTCTATCTCGGCCACGGCGTGGTCATGAAGCGCACATGCTGGTGCCTGGGTGAGAATACCCCACGTCGCCTTGAGGTGACAGGCTGATGGCAATCAAGAAACCAACCACCAGCAAGGCCACAGGCAAGGCTCAGACCGGCAAGGTGACGAAGCCGAAGGCCAAGCCTAAGCCCCGCAAGACCAAGGCCGATGTGCGCTCGAAGTTCGAGGCACCGCCTGAGCCGAAGGACGTCCGGTACCAGAAACATTTCATAGGTCTGGCCCGCACGATGTTCCTCGCCAAGGTGTCGGAAGACGAGATCGCTCACGTCATCGGCATCGAGCGCGAGACGATGGAGTGGTGGAAGGAAGAGCACCCAGAGTTCGGCGCAGCGTTCCGCCCAGATCCGCGCAATTACGGCGGGCGTCCAACGTCTTGGGATGAACGCAACATCGCCATCGCAAAGCAGCTCGCAGGACTCGGCGCTACGGATCTCGAGATAGCCCAGGCATTCGAGGTGAGCATCCGCACCATCCATCGCTGGAAGCTGGAATACCCAGAGTTCCGTGAAGCGCTCGAGATGGGCAAGGACGTGGCCGACAACCGCGTCGAGCACAGCCTGTACCAGCGCGCCACAGGCTACAGCTTCGATAGCGAGAAGATCGTTGTCGTCGAAGGCGAGCCGCAGCGCGTCGAGATCATCGAGCATGTGCCGCCTGACACCAAGGCCGCGATGTTCTGGCTGCAAAACCGCAGGAAAGACGCATGGCGCGCCGTCCAGCATATCAATCACGACGTCGAGAAGGGCAGCCCGCTCGGTTCCTTCCTATCGAAGCTGGGCAACAGCACGTTCGTCCCGGTCGAGGATGACAAAGCCGCCAACACTTTCGTGCCTGTCGAAGAACCTGAGGGTGACGATCGATAATGTATGAGCACCTCGCCGGCATGACGGAAGAGCAGTTCCTCGAGAACCTCAAAGATCCGAATTGGCGCATCCGCAACCTCTACTACATCCTCGATAAAGACGGGCAGACGGTTCTCTTCAAGCCGAACGAGGCGCAGGAGACGTTTCTAAAACGCATCTGGCACCGGAACATCGTGCCGAAAGCTCGCCAGCGCGGTTTCTCTACGGTCATACAGCTGCTGCTCTTGGATGCCTGCCTGTTCAATGAGAACCAGCGGGCAGCGATCATTGCGCAGGACCAGTTCACCGCCAGCAAGATCATGCGCAACAAGATCGAGTTTGCGTATGCGCGGTTGCCGGACTTCATCAAGTCCGAGCGACGGATCAAGGTGGACAACACCGAAGAGAAGATCTTCAGCAACGGATCTTCGATACAGGTTTCCACCTCGGCCCGCGGTGACACGCTCAACTGGCTGCACGTTTCCGAGTTCGGCATCATCTGTTTCGAATCGCCGTTGAAGGCGGAGAAGATCGTCACCGGCGCGTTGGCCGCCGCGGGGCAGGGCATCACCTTCATTGAAAGCACGGCCAAGGGCCGCGATGGCGCCTACTACAAGATGGTCATGGAGGCCAAGGCGAACGCGGATGCTGGCAAGCGACTGTCACGCCTGCAGTACCGCATGCACTTCGCATCGTGGTGGGATGCAGACGAATACGAGATCGACCCCGAAGGCATCATCATCACGCCGAAGGACGATAAGTATTTCGACGAGCTCGAGCGCGAGATTGGCCGTGAGATATCGTTGGGCAAACGCGCTTGGTACGTCGCCACCAGGCTGAACGATTATTCCGACGACGACGAGATGATGTGGCAGGAATACCCATCGACCGTCGAGGAAGCTTTCAAGGTTTCCACCGAGGGCGTCATTCTCGCCAAGCAAATGACACGGGCGCGCGCAGAGGGCCGCATTACCCGCGTGCCATGGAGGCCAGAGCTGCCGGTCAACACGTTCTGGGACTTGGGCGTAGATGACGATATCGCCATCTGGTTCCACCAGTCCGTCGGCATGATGGACCACTTCATCGATTACCTCGAGTGCAGCGGCGAGCCGTACAGCTACGTCATCGCCGAAATGCAGAAGCGTGGTTTCGTCTGGGGCCACCACTTCCTGCCGCACGATGGCAACCAGCGCCGACCAGGTGCGCTCGTCATCGAGACGCCACAGGAAATGTTGGAAGGCCTCAGGCTCCAGAACATCCACATCGTACCGAGAACGCCCGACCTGATGGCTATCGGGCTTCCGGCGCTGAAGGATGACTTCGTCAATTACGTGATCGACGAGGAGAAGTGCAAGCAAGGCATCCTGCATATCGACAATTATCGGAAGTCTTGGAACAAGAATATGGGCGTCTGGTCCGACACGCCGAAGAAGAACGGCCACCAGCACGCACCCGACGCGATCCGCCAAAAGGCTCAGTATCGCGACGAAGTCCGCCGCCTGTGCGGAACCATCCGTCCAACATCATCCAACAACGGATCACGCCGAAGAGCGCGTGACCCAATGACGCTGTGAAAGGCACCAAAATGGGACCAGATCTGGATCTAAATAAGCGCGTATGGACTTTCCGCAAAGACGGCATTATGGCTATCGGCACTTGGATACGGCTGGAAGATCGATTCCGTCCGTGTATGGTTCTTATTCCAGCGGACAGGGAATATGACGACAGGCTGACGCCTTGCGTGGTCACTATGGACCGCGCATGGATATGGTCAGAGGAAGTCGGCGACCCTGCCCAAGCCGCTCACACGGCACACCAGTTCGCAAGTACCCTCGGCCTTAACGCTCATGACCGTCGCACCGTGATCCGGATAGCGATGTTTATCGCTGACCACCTGGGCGACCTCCTGTCTATTCCCCCATACCCGACTGACGATCAGCAGACCGTGGCCGAAGTCACCATGCGTGACCCCAACACCGGGCGAACCATCGAAGCTGAAATAAGGGAATAGAATGTTTTCACTCGACGCTGACGACGGTTCAGTGAGGAAGAAGCGATACGAATCGCCCATTCCGACAGACACGCCGGCGTCGACCCGCCCACAAGCTGGAAACGCGCTGGATAACAGCCGTAACACCCAGCTCCACAAGCGGCTTCTGGGTTTCTACACCCGCGAGCTAGATCGTCAGTCCGAGAACCGCCACGATATGGCCGTCGACGCGGATATGTACGACAATATCCAGTGGACCGAAGAGCAGACAAAGGTGCTGAACGACCGCGGGCAATCGGCCCTCGTCTTCAACGTCACTGCTGTCACGGTCGATTGGGTCATTGGTACCGAGAAGCGCGCGCGTACCGATTTCAAGGTGCTGCCGCGCCGCAAGGAAGAGGGAAAGCCGGCGCAGCGCAAGTCCGAGCTGCTCAAGTACCTCTCAGACGTCAACCGCACAGGCTTTCATGTAAGCCGCTCTTTCGAAGATGCGGCGAAGATTGGCGTTGGTTGGATGGAGGACGGCTACCAGGGTGACGACGAGGGCGAGCCGCTGTTCTCCCGCTACGAATCGTGGCGCAACATGCTGTGGGACAGCGCGGCCTCCGAATACGATCTGAACGACGCCCGGTATGTGATCCGCACCAAGTGGCTCGACCTCGATGTAGCTCAGGCCATGTTCCCGAAGCGCAAGGCACTACTCGAGCGCAGCATCGACGATGCAGACAGCTTTGCCATGATGGATGCCTATGGCGATGAAGCCATGGACGGCCCCGAGATGGAAAATCAGGGCAGGGGCGACGGCACCTATGTTTCCGACCGCGTCACAGGATACCAGCGACGCCGCGTCAGGATATTCGAATGCTGGTTCAAGATGCCCGTCCAGACACCCAAGATTTCAGGCGGCACCTTCGCTGGCGAAATCTACGATGAATATTCGCCTGGTCATAAAGCCGCTGTAGAAGAAGGCGACGGCGAAGTAGTGAAGAAGCCGACGATGCGCATGTATGTCGCCCTCTTCACGTCGGCTGGGATGCTGTGGCTTTCGCCATCGCTTTACCGTCACAACAAATACCCATTCACACCGATCTGGAACAAGCGCCGCGACCGCGACGGCATGCCGTACGGACTGGTGCGCAACATCAGAGACATTCAGGTCGATATCAACAAGCGCGCAAGCAAGGCGCTGCACATCCTTTCGACCAACAAAGTGGTCATGGACAAGGGCGCGGTAGATGACATCGACGAGCTGCGCGAGGAAATAGCCCAGCCGGACGCCATCATCGAGGTGAATACCGGCAAGAAGTTCGCTTTCGACGTCGACAGAGAGTTGAGCCAGTGGCACCTCGAGCTAATGTCGCGCAACATCCAGATGGTGCAGCAGGTAGGCGGTGTCACTGACGAGAACCTTGGGCGCAGCACCAATGCCGTGTCAGGCATCGCCATTCAGGCCCGGCAGGAACAGGGTGCACTTGCCACAGCCAAGCTCTTCGACAGTCACCGATTTGCCCAGCAGGTTCGTGGCGAAAAGCTGCTCGCCAACATCGAGCAGTTCATGTCGGACGAAAAGCAATTCCGCATCACGAACATGCGCGGCAATCCGGAGTATGTGACGGTCAACGACGGTCTGCCGGAAAACGATATCGTCCGCACCAAGGCGGATTTCATCATCGACGAGCAAGACTACCGCGCCACCGTCAGACAGGCGCAGGTCGAATCGTTGATGGAGCTGCTCGGCAAGCTCGCCCCAGTGAACCCGCAGATAGCGATCGTCATGCTCGATCTCGTGGTCGAGAGCATGGATATCCCGCAACGCGAAGAGATCGTGAAGCGCATCCGTCAGGTCACCGGCATGAAAGATCCTGATGCGGACGATCAGGCACCGTCGCCGGAAGAGCAGCAGAAAGAGCAGGCAGCGGCCCAGCAGCAAAAGTTCCAGCAAGAAGCGGCCATGGCACAGCTCCGCAAGACAATCTCTGAGGCTGCAAAGAACGAGGCCCACGCCGCTGACATCAAGGCCAAGACCGTCGCCGCCAATGTCGGCAGCCAGAAATCAGCACTCGAAGCAGCTGGTGCCGTGATCATGGCTCCGGGCATCGCTGACATCGGCGACGCGATCCTGCACGAATCCGGTTTCGTGTCGCGCTCCGAAGGCGAGCAGACCATGCAGGCCGCCGCGATGGAAGCCCAGCAGCAGCAGGCACAAGCCGCGCAGCAGCAGGCGGCACAGCAACCCCAACAGCAACCGCAGGACCCTATGGCTATCGGCCTGGGCGCATAAGGAGACGACTATGGCTTTAAAGCCCACCGAAGCAGAACTGGACATGCTGACCGAGGAAGAGCGCGCAGGCCTCGAAGACGAAGATATGGTGGATGAAGGCCTCGAAGACGGGGCTGAGGGCGGCGAGGAAGGCCTAGACGGCCATGCCGCTGAAGCGGTCGCTGCTGCTCTTGCCGCATCCGAGGCGGACAAAAAGCCGGACGCCGTCATTGACGAGGATCTGGAGCTTGCCAACGGCGATGGCACCCAGCGCCAAGTAGCAAAGCCAGACGACGCCGCCGCAGCGGCAGCGGCAGCAGCCGCGGCTGCCGAGGGCGATGCAAAAGGTGGGCAGGCTGCAACGCCGCCAGCCGTGGTGGAAGAGCGCCGCCCTTCGTGGGTGCTTGATCCATCGATACCGGAGAAGCTGAAGTCCCTCGACGAGGAACGCGACCGGATCACTGCCCAGTTCGATGACGGTGAAATGACCGGCGCCGAGATGCGCGCCAAGCTGAAGCCGCTCGAGAGCCAGATCGACGAGATCAGAACGACGATCATTTCTGCCAATGTCGGCAAGACGAATGCCATCGAGCACTACAAGGACGTCACCGTCCCTGCTTTCTTCGAGAAGCATGTCGAATATCAGCCAGGCACAATCCTGCACACGATGCTGGATGCCGAGGTGCGCAGACTTCAGCAGGCGTCGGCCAACCCGCTGAACCCAGCGATCCTCGAAAAGGCCCATGAGAACATCACGTCACAGGTCGAGAAGGCCTACGGCGTGAAGAAAGCCGCACCGAAGGCTGAAGCAAAGACGCCGGCAGCGGCCGCAGGCTCACGACAGGTTCCGCCAACGCTCGGTGGCGTACCCGCTGCTGATGTGAGTGACGCCGACGACGGCGGCGAGTTCGCGTGGTTGGACCGTCTGGCCTCCGTAGATACCGAGAAATTTGAAACCGAACTCGCGAAGCTCTCAGACGAGAAGCGCGAACGATATATGGCTGAATAGGAGCCTTGATGTTGCGACTTGCCGTTAAGCTGGGGGATGCGGTGTACATTGAGGGTGTGGGCACGATCCACATCGAAGAAAAATCGGGGCGCAGCGTGCGCCTCGGTTTCGAAACTGAAATGGGCCCGATCACGATCATCAAACGCGATGAGACCGGGCTTACACGGCGTCAGCAGCAGATGATCTGAGTTAAATCGCGCGATAAATATGAAATCGTTGAGGCGTCAAGTCCGATACGGCACCTCCGATACACGAACCTCGACATTCAGATAGTTTTTTCGTCTAAGTAAGTTTTCGACACTTTGCTTATTCAAACGCTGCTGCGGACCAGGTCCAATAGTTATATGCGATATTGGTAGTTTGTCTGCACATACGGGAAGGAACGGGACAAGCAAGCCGCCACGGGTGAAGAATTCCACGTCGTTCATCTGTTGAGATGGGCGAGTGATAAAAAATCGCCATTCGTTCTCTTCTGCAAAACCGGGATGTTTGTATCGAGGGGCCTGTTCTAAGATGACCCCGGCGGCAATTTCGGCTGGCGTCAAACCTGGGCTTCCTAGAACCTCGTCCCAGTCTATAAGAGAAAGGCTCAGGAGACCGTAAAGTTTCGCTCTCGCTTCGTTTTCCTTGTATGAGATTCTCGTTGGGGAACCGTACAGTTTCTTAAAGATATCTGCTAGTGGCTGGCTATGAAGACTAATGCTTATGCCTTGACTAATGCCACCGTATGCCCGCCATTGGCTCAGTAAATCATCGTCTGTGCAAAACGAGGTCGCGAAGATAGAAGGCAATCGGTCGTCTGCTAGACCGTCCTCAATGTCGCTGTCATAAATGTAGTGAGAGGATGGGCGATTTTGCACTAAGTCTCTTAAAACGCTTCTCGCTATATCGATCGCGAATTTTAATTCTGACCCATCGTTGAGATACAGTACGTTCGAGGCGCGGAGACCATTGTCAAGGATACTCTCTAAGACATCAAGCTTTGTATAATGGCTCAGATAGTCGGGTGGTAGGTCACTTGGGCTCATTCAATCACTCCAATTTCAGGAGTAAAGTGGCTATCACCTCCTGCGGTTCATGACGAGTCTGGCATGCTCCCAGTATTCCTCGCACATCTGTGTTGCGATCCGGGCGTTTGCGACCCAACCCGTGTTCGGGGTCGGCGGGCTGCCTTTGTAGAGGCTCGAATATCTCCCAGCCCATTGCCAATTGCCCTTCGTCGGGCCGTGCATCTCTTTCCTGATCCTGCCTACGCATTCATTGCCATCATACCCGCTCCAATCGAAGTCTGTCGGCGGATCGTTCGCGTCGATCTGTGTTCTTTGCCAACGGTATTTGGGCTGGTAGGGTGTTGTCGCTATGATGATTAGCTCTCGCGCCGTCCAATACCGCTGAAAGCAGCAGCGGCAAGTTGAAAAACTTGGCATATCTCTAAGACTTCGTCAGGGAAAAACTGCAGCATCTTTCCGACCGCAACTCGTTTTTCCCGATCTTCAAAAGCAATAGCTGCGGATCCGGCACCATGAATGCGCTGCGCACGAATAAGACCTCCCATGGGCCCCTCGATATCGAGGACGTCACTCTCCACAGTTTCCGCCAACGACGCGTTTACGACCAACCATCGTATAACAAGCTCTGATCCATCCGTAGCATCCCTTGGATCCACCACTCCTAATCTATGCGCCATGCAGTTTCGCGCGCGGTTGTACCCAACCAGTCTAACCTTCCATTCGGGAGCAACCGAAAACTCGTCATCGAGGATGGCTAATTGATCCTCGATACCCTTTCTTTCGAACTGGCTTTGCGTCACAGAAAATGAACGTTCGGGGGCGTTCGCTATCGCATCTCGGTAAACGCCCATTAGGAACACTGAAAAGTTCTCGATCACATCTCTCAACACAGTCGAGGCCGCCCAACTCTGAAACTCACCATGCAGTTCGTTTGAGTCGGCAGTTCTGATGTTTTCGAAATTGAAATTCAGCCCCCTGATAGTAACTTGATGGTCTGCGTTGCTAGGGGTCGCCTTCAAGCACGCGATGTAGTGAAACGCCGCCAACTGAATAGCACGTTGCATTTTGTCGAGCGGGCGTAATTCAAATAATGTTCTTTGCTTCATCTATCGGTTTCTCTCTCAAACTGTTTCGCCAGTCATCAGTATACCCAAAAGCGGGTGCTGGGATAGGCTCACTGAACCAAAAGGTAGTAAACGCTTTCACGTCAGGCGCACAAAACCAGTGTGCTTGGCCGTTTTGATCCACTGCCCACCAGCGGGCATTCTTGGGTGCCTTCTTCCAGTCGATTTCGAACATCGTAGCTCTCCGACAGCTTCCAATTCCTGCTGCCGCAAACTATAACCGAAATGTCTCGCCCGCGCATGAGTGCAGGTTCCATTTGATAGGAGCCCACGCATGCCAATCGTGATCGGACTCGGCACAGATGCCGAGTGGAACGACCCACTCAACCTGTACGGCGGCAACGCCCCCGGTCTTTCCCCGACAAACGAGAGTCTCAACGCTCCAAAGCCCGTCGAAACCAAGCCATCGTTCCTCGCCAACATGGACGAGCGGGACAGAACCGACCTCGTGAACACCGTTCTGGCGGAAGCTGCAGGCGAGGGTGATGAAGGCATGGCCGGTGTCGCCGCTGTCATCAAGAACCGCTCGGGCATTCGCGGTCTTTCCCCCGCCGAGGTCGTTCGCCAGCCCAAGCAATTCACTGGCTACGAAGCACCAGGTGCCGAAGTTGCAAAGTCCTTCAACGATCCAAATGCGCGCGCCAATGCCGAGCGGATCATCGACGGCGTGTTTAATGGCGAGATCCCAGACCCGACGGTTGGACCAGACGGCAAGGGTGCGGATCACTACCACGCCGACAGCGTCAATCCGGACTGGGCGGGCAAAATGCCAGCTACGGCCAAGATCGGACGCCACCAGTATTACAATTCAAAGGGCGAGCCGCAGGCGCAGGTACAGGTACAGGCATCGGCCTTCGTGCCGGAGCAAGACCCGCTCGGCCTATATGGTCCCAAGGGGCAGTTCCGCGACCTGCTGAAGGGTGAAGAGAAGTCCAGCGCGCCGAACCCTGAGGCGAAGGGGCTGGCAAGACTTGTTCGCGAGCCCGAGGAAAAACATAACAGCGGCGGCGGCAAGCTCAACTTCGTGCATGCAGGCCAAGAGAAGATCGCGCCGCAGTTTGAGGCAATCCTTACCGACACCTCTAAGGCGATGGGCAAAGATTTCACCATCAACTCCGGCTACCGCGCTCCGACGCACAAAGTGGAAGCAGCGAAGCCCGGTGGACCGGGCGAGCACGCTGACGGCACCGCATCCGATATCTCGATGAAGGGCATGAGCGAGCCAGAGCGGGCGCAACTGGTTCGGGAACTGTATTCCCGTGGCGCGCGCCGCTTCATCACGTATAAAAACAGCCCCGACATGCTCCACGTCGATCTGAAAGACCAGACTGGCAAGGGTACGCCTTGGTTCATGTTCGACAAATCGAACCGCAATCTGCCAAACGCACCGGCATGGTTTCAGGACGTCGCCGCCAATCCCGGCGAGAACTCCGTCGCGCCCACCGTGGCTGCGGGCAAAGGCATTGTCGTTGATGAGAATTACGCGCCTAGCGATGGCTTGGGGCTCTACGCTGGTTCAGTAAACCCGATGGAAGCCGAGGCGAAGGCTTTGGCGCAGGCGAAGGCCGCGTCTGATGCCGAGGAAGCCAAGCGTCTCGAAAATGAACGGCTGACGGCTGACGTCAACGCGAACAATGCCACCGTTGATCAGGCCCTCGCCAAGAGCAACGGTCGCCTAGCCGCTGTCAGTGAAACAGAGGCGGCGGACTGGCAGAAGAAGTGGGACGAAGAAAACCGCTCTGGAAGCACGTTCGGTGACTTGATGCGTCGCTGGGGAACTGGCGCGGCCAACACAAGCCAGTCCATGACGAACCTCAACACGCTCCTGATCAACAAGCTCCCCGGTGGAGAAACGATCAATTCTACCCTCGACAGCATTGATCGCTGGTTGGGTGGCGGAAAGACGATCGCAGAAAAGCGCGCCGAGGGCATCGAGAAGCAATCGGCGACGCTTACGCCTGAAGGCGAGGCGGCCCGCGATAAGAAGTGGTGGGACGATGAAAACAAAACGCTGGGCCCAGCCTGGACAGATCCGCGCAGTTATCTCGGTGCCATTGCTGAAAGTGGTCCCGCGACCGTAGCAAGCATGCTGCCCTCCGGCATTCTGGCGCGGGGCGCATTTCTTTCATCCGTCGCCTCTGGCGCAACCACACAGGCAGCAGCAGCGACCGCTGCACGAACAGCCACGATTGCAGGCGGCATTACCGAGGGTCTACTCGGGGGTGCTGACGCGGCTCAGTCCGTCAAGCAGCGGATCAGCGAGTTGCCACGCGAGCAGCTTCTTGCATCCGACGCGGTGAAGCAGCTCATCGACACAGGCATGTCTGAACAGCAAGCCATCGATTCGATCAGCGAAGACGCCCAGACACAGGCACTTCTCACCGCTGGCGTCGTCACCGGTTCATTCGGCGGCATGGGTGACCGTGCTCTTGCGAAGATCATCGCTGAAGGCGTCGAGGGCGGCATTGCCCGTCGTATCGGCGTTGGCGCTGCCAAAGGCATGGTCGGCGAAGGTATCTTCGAGGAAGCGCCGCAAAGCGCCGGTCAGACGATAGCCGAGAACGCGGCCATTCAGCGCGTCAATCCAGATCAGGAGATTACAGAAGGCCTTGGCGAAGCTGTTGCGTCTGGCGTGGCAACTGGTGGCGCGATGGGCGGCGGCATGGGTGCTGCAGGCGGCGCGGCCAGACCTAGCCACTCTGCCGGTACAGCAACACCTGTTGCCCCTGAACCAGACAATCGCGGCCCGCTTCGTCGCGCAGCTGATCATGCAGAGCAACGTAACGCCGCGAGAGCCGCAGCACAGCCAGCGCAGGTACCGCAGGATGGCCGCCCACGGCCCACGGCCACCGTTCGCGTCGATGCTGAAGGTGTTGAGCCGTTCATGGGCACCGTGGAGAGCTACGAGGGCGACGAGGCTGTTGTCGTCGATAGCGGCAGCGGCGAAGTGTACCAGGTGCCGCTTGCCAACATCACTGAGATCGCTCCGCCTATCGGTGACTATCGCTACCCCGAGAAATCCATCGACGCCATGCCGGAGCTTTCCGGCGATCCTGCCATGGAACCGCTGGCGCCGATGTCTGCTCAGGTGAAATCGGAAGTCCCGCCACGCTCTGAAGACAAGCCAGCGACAGAACTGCGCCCGATCAGGCCACAGCCGGGCCAGCGCGTCATTGTAGATACGCCGGAAGCTGGCAGGTTCGCAGCCCGCATCGAGCGTTATGAGAACGACGGCGACGAAGCCATTGTGATCGACGATTCCGGCAAGCCGTTCCAAGTGCCCACCACGGCAATGAACGTCAGCAGCCTTACGCCAGCTCAAATCGAGGCGCAGGAGCTCGAGCGCAATCCGCCCATAGAGCGAGAGATCGGCGACGCCGGTCCGAATAGCCGTAAGATCGGCAAGAGCACGGTGCTGTTGCCCGACGAGAACCATGCGGCCCTGTATGACCTAGCGCGAGAACAGGCCATCGCCAAACGGCTTGGTGGCACGTCTCAGGTTGATATGGGCAGCGTGCTCCCGACCGAGCGCAAACGTTTGGCCGATGCTTTCCGCATCAAGGTCGAAGATCTCGCCTCAATGGCTGACGATTACCGGTACCGCGCAGAGCGCGCAGCGCGTGAAAGCAAATCCACGCTGCCAGTGAAGCTGCATTCGGTCAACGAACGGATCTTGAAGCAGCGGCAGTCCGCGAAAGCGAAAGATGCTGCCGAGTTGCCCATCCAGTCCTCTGATGCCGATGCCACCTGGTGGGATGTGGATCTAACGGATCAGGCCCGAAAGGGCATCTTGCAGCAGGCAGGCATTCAGCGCTCCGAGAAGTCCATGTGGAAGGTGCTCACGCCCGCGCTGAAAAAGAAGCTCGTCGACGTCCGTGACGCGCAAAGTGCTGCGAATGAGACCGTCGAGACGCTAGCGGGCCGGTTCAAGACAGCCAAAGGCAGTTCATACGATATCCATCCCGACGGAACGACGACACGTACAAAGGCACTACGAGACCAGCCGGGGCATGAAGGTGATAGCGGCAAAAAGGCTCGCACAGCGCGCACTGTTTATGTTGACACCAACGCTGGGGCTTTGAGCGCAGCGGGCCTAACTCTCACCGATCCGAAGAAAGGCGCACGCGTCGCTATTCGTGATGGGAAAGCGACCCTCGTAACGTGGAACGGCAAAGAGAACGGTTGGGGCGCATCGCCAGAGAGCCGCGGCATCACGATACACGACACCCCAGCAGTGGGCCGCTACCCGCTCGAACTATGGGACCAGGTAGAAGACGTGCCTGGCTATACGGCGTACAGCAGGATGCATGCTGGTAATGCGATAGTCGAATATGACGGGAACAGCGATCGCGCGGCCAATGAGGCTGCAACGTCACCTACGAACGATTTGCCAGAACCGTCACAGGCACAGAAGGAAGCGGGAAACTATAAGGTTGGCCGGTTGAAGCTGGGCGGCTTGGATATCTCGGTCGAGAACCCCGCGGGGTCAGAGCGCAAGGGAAAGTCTCAGTCGGGTAAGGAATGGTCCGTCAAGATGAAGAGCCATTACGGCTATATCCTCGGCACCGTCGGCAAAGACAAAGACCACATCGATATTTTCGTGCGCCCCGGTACCGAAACGCTCGACGACGCGGCACCGGTGTTTGTGGTGGACCAGCGCGACCCCGCCCGCGGGCGATTCGATGAGCACAAAGTCATGGCTGGCTTCGACAACGAAGCAGAGGCCAAGGCAGCCTATCTGGAAAATTATACCGCAGGCTGGAAAGGCCTCGGCGATATCAGCCAGACGACGATGGGCGAGTTCAAGAACTGGCTCAAATCCGGCAAGACCTCCGAGCCATTCGCGCCGAAATGGTTCTCGTCGCAGGAAAAGGCAGACGCTTACGTTGTTCGCAACAAGATGGGGCAGACCCACGATGTTGTTCAGCGCGGCAAGCGGTTTGAGGTGCAGGAACGGACAAAGGCCCAGGCGGCGAAAGAGCGAACCAACCCGAACACGCCTGATTGGGGTAAACACCCTTGGGATGAAATTTGGGGCAGTGATGCAGAGGTCATCTCAGACGCTCTGAGCCGCATTGCCAGCACCAACGGCGGTGACACGCCGATATCGGATGCAGTCAAGGCGGGCGCGACCAACAAGGAACTGCTTGAGCTCATCGAGGCACGATGGGGCGAGGGCGGTGCAGGCGGTCGCCGTTACATGATCGAAACCCGCAAAGGCCCGACAGTTGCGATCACGCTCGAGAAGGATAACGGAAACGAGCGCGTTGTCCTGAAGGGCAAGGAACTGGCCGACGCCATCCGTAGCGAGTTCGTGGTTTCGCTCGAGGATATGAAGCGAGAACACGAGGCGCGCGAAAAGGGACGTTCTGCCGATATAGAACGGCCTGCCAAGGCGAAGCCAGCGCGCAGCGGCCAACGTCGCAAACTGTATCGAGGAGCGAGCAAGGAAGAAATCGACGCGCTTCGCAATGGCAGTTTCGCTTTCAGACCCGGCCAGACGGGCATCATGTTCACGAGTGATCGTGAAACCGCATCTTACTTTGGAAATGCCAATAAGGGGGAGGCTGTAGCCGTCACCATACCGGCAGACGCAAAAGCCATCAACCGCGGCCAGATCCGCGAAAGCACCCCAGAATGGTACGCCCTCAGAGACGAGGCGTTCAAGGATTTGGAGCCCGGCGCCGATGCCGAAGGTGCGATCAGAAACGAAGCGCTCCGCCAAGGCTATGAGATCGTAATGTACAAGAGCGGAAACGGCGAATATGACGTCGTGGAAGTGCTCGATCCGTCGATTATTGACGTCTCACAAGAACCAAAGGCCGCAACGGCACCTAAGCCGACACCCAAGGTTTCACAGAACAAGATCTTCACCGAGGACGCCGCGGCGAAAGCCCGCGAGTTGCTTCGTAAGAAATTCTCGGGCAATACGCTCAATAGCGGCATAGACCCGGAGCTGCTACAGGCCGGGCTCACACTTGCAGGCTATCACATTGAAAAGGGAGCGCGAACCTTTGCCGCATATGCTTCGGCTATGCTGGCGGACCTTGGCGAAGGTTCGCGCCCTTACCTCAAGTCATGGTATATGGGGGTCAAATACGACCCTCGCGCATCGGCGTTCGACGGCATGTCGAGCGCGGCTGATGTGGAAGCCACAGACGTCAACGCGCTCAACGGAGCCCCGAATGAACCTGAACAACTGGATCGAGCTGGGGCGTCAGCACTGGAAAGAGTTCCTGCCGAACCGGTACAAGGAACTGAAAGCCGACGGGACGCTGGACGAGGCGCTGAAGAGCGCGGCGGAGCAGACATATCTGGAAGCGAACCAGCTCGAGGAGGGCGGGTACAAGCCGGACGAAGCGTGGCAGATGGTCAGGGAGAACTATCTGTTGCTCCCGCCAGAGGGAACCGAGCAGCCTCAGAGCGACCAGACGTCGCAAGATCTGATGAAGGCCGCTCGAGCCGGACAGAGAACAGTCGAGATCGAGTAGAAGAGGGTTCGTTCGGCCCCATTCTACGCGGTTACGAAGGAAAGTGGCGCGAGGCTGCGCTTGAGCTTGAACGCCGCCAGACCGGAGACGCCATAGGCGCTCTGTCGCACCCGGATGTTGGCCCTATTGATCTCGTGTGGGGCACCGAGGGCACTGACCAGAACAATGGCTCGGGTCTTGCGAAGCTCATCGCGTGGCATCCAGAAGTTTTGAGTGATCTGCAAGGTTTTCTCGACCGTCTCAAGGTCGTTGAAAGCCGCTCGACTTCACGCCGAATTCAGCTCGCGGACGAGAGCGGAAACGCTGGTGTCAGGCTTGATTTCGATGGTGCAGCAAAAACTTGGTTGTTGACGGCATATGAGACGGGAAAGCGGCGCACTGAGAAAAGTTCACGCCGTCTCAGTGACTTGTGGGGAGGCCGGGAAACTGCGCCATCCTCGCCGCGTGTGGAGAATATAGCATCCGCCCTCAAGGATGTCCAATCTGCCGCCACACCAGCGCAGCAGCGACAGACCGATTACGTCATCACTGATGAGGACGCACTCGGCGAAGGCGGTCAGAAGGCGAAATTCAAGAGCAACATTGCCGCGATAGAGCTGGTCAAGAAGCTCGAGGAAGAGCGGCGCCCGGCAACACGCGACGAACAGTCCGTGCTTGCGAAGTGGGTGGGCTGGGGCGGCCTCCGTACCGCGTTCCCGCGTGAAGATGGGAGCGTTGCAAAGGGCTGGGAGCGCGAAGCAGACCAACTGAAAGACCTGCTGACGAAAGAGGAATACAGCGCCGCCGAATCCTCGACACGGAATGCTCACTATACCGCGCCCAATATCGTCAATGCAGCATGGATCATTGCGCAGCGTCTCGGCTTCCAAGGCGGCCAGATCCTCGAGCCGTCCGTCGGTGCGGGCAACTTCCTTGGCTTGATGCCTGGTGAACTGCGCAGCGCGTCGCGGGTGTCTGGTGTCGAGCTCGACCGCATCACTGGCCTGATTGCCAAGAACCTCTATCCCAACGCCAACATTCAAGCGCCGATGGGCTTCGAGAAGCTGTCTCTGCCGAACGACTATTTCGATCTGGCGATAGGCAACCCGCCTTTCGGATCTGAACGGCTCTACGATAAGGAGCGCAGCCACCTCAACAAGCTGTCGATCCATAACTTCTTCTTCGCCAAGGCCATCGAGACGCTGCGCCCCGGTGGCGTGCTGGCAATGGTGGTTACAAACCGATTCCTCGACGGACAGTCCGCGGCGGCGCGAAACCTTATTCACGCCAAGGCTGATTTCATCGGAGCGATCAGACTTCCGAACAACGCCTTCCTCAAGAACGCCGGTACCGAGGTCACAACAGACATCGTGCTGTTGCAGCGCAGGGAAGCTGGCCAAGCGCCCAAGTCGAGCGAATGGCTCGAGGTGAAGGATTATCGCGGCAAGGATGGCAACGTTGTTCCGCTGAACGCCTATTTCGCCAAGAACCCAGAAATGATGCTCGGCGACTTCGGCGCATACGGCACGATGTACGGCCCGGACGAACCGGCATTGGTGGCCCGTGGTGGGCAGGACACGCCGGCAGAGCTCGCCAAGGCAATCGAGACGCTGCCGCAGAACATCATGGGAGAACCCGTCGCTGCGAGGGTGACAGAAACTGTCACCGTCCCTGAAACGGTCAATGATGTCCAAGTCGGCACCATGTTCGCCGCACCCGACGGCACGATCCATGTCAGGGAGCAGGATCACATCGGAGAGGCGCGTTCAAAAGCGGTCACGTTCCCCAACGACACTGCGAAAGAACGTGTTTCCGGCATGGTCCGGGTCAGAGATGCCTTTGCGCGCCTGCGACGTGCCCAGATCAGCGATACGGCCAAGCCTGAGCAAGTCGAGAACCTGCGAAGGCGGTTGAACACTTTCTACGATGCCTCTGTAAACAAACACGGTCCTATCAATTCAGATGCAAACAAGCGCCTGTTTCGTGACGATCCGACATGGCCCCAGATCAGTGCGCTCGAGCAGAAATTCGACAAGGGCCTGAGCGCCGCTGTAGCGAAGAAAACGGGAGAAAAGGCCCGCCCAGCCACGGCAGAGAAAGCCGCTATCTTCACCCGTCGCACCCAGCAGCCATACCAGCGTCCAACCAGTGCTGCGACGGCGAAAGACGCTCTTGCAACCGTCCTGAACGACTACGGACGCATCAACCTCGAAGCCATGTCGCGGCTCTACGGAAAATCGACGGAAGCCATTGTCGATGAGCTCGGCCCATTGGTCTATCGGACGCCCACGGGCTCGTATGAAACTGCTGATCAGTATCTCTCCGGTAATGTGAAGCAGAAGCTGGCAGAAGCCGAACGAGCATCGGCGCAAGATCCGGAGTTCCGTCGTAACGTAAATGCGCTGCGCGACGTCATCCCAGCAGATATTGAAGCGATCGACATCGATGTGAAGCCCGGTGCGCCATGGCTGCCTGCAAAACACGTCGAGGACTTCGTCTCTCATATCACTCAGGCATCCATCGCCCCGCGAGCCTTCTATTCCGCGGCCAACGCAAAGTGGGATCTGACGGTACCGCAAGTGACGCCAGCGGCGCAAACCCAGTGGGGAACTGATCGTGCCGCCGTCGGTACCGTGCTCAGTGCCGTGATGAACGGCCAGTCCATCACGATTCATGATCGGACCAGCGACGGTAAGTCTGTTGTCAATCAGGCCGCCACCGATGCAGCAAATGAAAAAGCTGAACGGGTCAAGGCCGAATGGCGCAAGTGGCTTTGGCAAGACGACGCCCGCCGCGACCAGTTGTCACGGCTTTACAACGACACGTTCAACACTGATGTCATGCAGCAGTTTGACGGGTCTCACCTCACGCTGCCGGGCAAGGTCAGTGATGACATCATCGACCTGCGGCCAAGCCAGAAGAATTTCATCTGGCGCACCCTGCAGAGCGGTACCGCCCTCGCGGACCATACCGTGGGCGCGGGTAAGACATTTGCTGCCATAGCATCCATTATGGAGAAGAGACGCACCGGGCAGGCGCGCAAGCCGATGCTCGTCGTGCCTAACCACCTGGTGGGCCAGTGGGCCGCCGACTTCGTCCGTCTCTATCCCGGCGCCAAGGTTCTGGCCGCCACGAAGCAGGATTTCGAGAAGGATCGCCGTAAGCGTCTTTTCGCTCGCATCGCTACCGGCGACTGGGACGCCGTCATCGTTGCCCATTCGTCGTTCGGCAGGATCGGTATCGATCCAAACTACGAAGCACAGTTCATCCAGCAGCAAATGGACGATCTGGAAGCCTCTATGGCGGAAGTGCGACGTGAGACAGGCCAGAAGAGCCGCAACGTCGCGCAGCTGACAAAATGGCGCGATGGTCTGAAAACGAAGATGGAGCGCTTGCTCGATTCCGGGCGGAAAGATGACGGGCTGACGTTCGACGAGTTGGGCGTGGATGCCTTGTATGTCGACGAAGCCCACGAGTTCAAGAACCTCGCTTATTCCACATCGATGCAGCGGGTGGCCGGTCTCGGCAATATGGCCGGAAGCCAGAAGGCGGCGGACCTCTATATGAAGTCCCGTTTCGTCCTGGAAAAGACGGGCAACAACAACCTGGTATTCCTCTCGGGTACGCCTCTGTCGAATACCATGGCCGAAATGTTTACCGTCCAGCGTTACCTCGACGAGAAAGCGCTGCGCGCGATGGGCGTCGCTCACTTCGACGCGTGGGCCCGCGTCTTTGGCGAAGTCGTCACGGACTGGGAACTGTCACCATCGGGCCAGTACAAGCTGAATAGCCGGTTCGCCAAGTTCGTCAACGTCCCTGAACTGATGCAGCGGTACCGCAGCTTCGCCGACGTCATTACCAATGATGACATCATTGCCCAGCTGGCAGCTCAGGGTAAGAAATTTCCGCTGCCGAAGGTGAAGGGTGGCAAGCCGACAAACGTCGTGGTCGAGCGCTCCCCCGATCAGGCCTCATTCATCGGCGAGGGCAAGTCCGACGATAACGGAAACCTAGAGTTTCCACGCGGATCTCTGGTCTGGCGCGCCGAGAACCTGCCGAAGAAGGCCGAAAAGGGTCAGGACAACATGCTGAAGGTCATGTCCGACGCCCGCAAGGCGGCGCTCGACATGCGCCTGATCGATCCTTCCTACGGCGACTATCGCAAGTCTAAGGTTCACCGCGCCGCAAACGAGATGAAGCGGATCTATGACGCATGGTCTGACCAGCGCGGCACCCAGCTCGTGTTCATCGATCTGTCCACGCCCAAGAAAGCCCAGGCAGCAGAGGCGGCCCGCTTCCGCGATCTGATGGAACGTGCCGACAATGGTGACGAGGCTGCTATCGAGGCGCTGGACAAGGTTTCCCCCGACGATCTGCTCGCGCTCGAAAGCACGTTCTCGGTCTATGATGACCTGAAGCAGAAGCTCATTGATCGAGGCATCCCCGAGAGCGAAATCGCGTTCATCCACGACGCCAATACCGAGGCGCAAAAGGAAGAACTGTTCGGCAAGGTCCGTTCCGGCCGCATCCGCTTGCTGTTCGGCTCCACAGCGAAAATGGGCGCCGGTACCAACGTCCAAAATCGTCTGGTAGCGCTTCATCACCTCGACGCCCCATGGCGTCCGTCTGACCTCGAGCAGCGCGACGGGCGCGGCATCAGGCAGGGCAATGAGCTGTATGGTGAAGATCCAGACGGCTTTGAGATCGAAATCCTACGGTACGCCACGAAAAACACGCTGGATGCTCGTCAGTGGCAGACCATCGAAGCCAAGGCCCGTTTCATTCAGCAGGTCCGCAAGGGTGACATGAAAACCCGCGAGATCGAGGATATCGCAGGCGAGGCGGCAAATGCAGCCGAGATGAAGGCTGCTGCATCTGGCAATCCTCTCATTCTCGAGGAGATGGACACTCGTCGTAAGCTGCGCCAGCTCGAGGGTCAGTCCGTCGAACATGATCGCGAGCAGCATCGCATCAAGGCCAAAATCAAGTCTCTGACCGAAGAAGCCGCCGCTATCGAAAAGGCACTTCCTCTGGTGCAATCGGATGCCGCTATGGCCGCCGCCGCACCGGCAGAGTTCGCCGGTACCATCGGTGGCGAAACATTCGACAAGCGCAAAGAGTTCGGTGCCGCCATTGTCGCAGCGATGCGCAAGGAACTGATCGACAAGGAAGGGGTGCGCGATCTCGGCGAATATGCTGGCTTCAAGATCGGTATCGATCCGATGGGCTACGGCAGAGCGTTCCACGTCACCATTAGGGGCAAGAAGGAATATTCCATTCCTGTCGATGATGCGTCCGACGTTGACGCGGCGGGTCTGGCTACACGCATCGCAAACACCGTGAAGCGCATTGCCAATCAGCCGGAGTTTGACCAAAGCCGCGCAGCGGAAATCAAAAGCCAAACCCCGGCGCTGGAACGTCAGATCGGGGAGTGGGCCGGTGCGCAGGAACTGGCCGACACGTCCGCGCGTCACAATCGCTTGCTCGACTCGCTGAAACCGAAGCCCAAAAGCGCTACGCCAGTGGCCGCGGTCGCCAACGCCGACGAGTTCGACGCCCCCACAGAGAACAAACGCCCTGATCCTGTCGTCGTAGGAACTGCAAACGATCTTCAAACCGTCGGCATTCCGAAGGCCCCGGCAGGCAAAGCGATATTCAAATGGGCGAAGGACACCGTCTTGCGTTTCGGCAAGAACGGGCATGAGTACCTGATGGCCGTTGATGATGACGGCTCTGTCATTGAGTTCGGCACGGCCAAGAAAAAGGCTGCGACCGGCATCAATAACAAGCTGCTCGGGGCATTTATGAACCCGGATCGCCGCGTCGTCGTACTCCATAACCATCCCAGCAACGGCCCACTCAGCGTCACAGACATCGCAATGCTGGCGATGCCTGGTCTGCATTCTGTCTGGGCTTTTGGGGCCAACGGAGCGGAAATGCGTGGATCGCTCACTCCCGACGCCGAGAGGGCTGTGTCATCAGCGAGCAGCCCTGATGCACTCGTCGCCGAGTGGCGTCGCGACATGACCGATGCACACGAAGCCGTTGATGCCTTCCTGCGGCCACTCGTCGAACGCGGCACGCTGGACATCGCCGAAGGTAACTCTGCCTACCTCTATGCACCGTCGATAATTGCCCAGAAGGCAGGACTTATCGACATTTCCTCAAATACAAACTATGATGTTTCCGCCATCGAGGGCTTGGACGCTAAGCTCGATAAATTGGCGGTCGCGCTCAAGGGACTTATCAGCGATGGCACAGCAGGCGACAATCAGAGGGTTTCACGACGACCCGCCCGCGACGTTCGACACGTTGCAGAAGTGGAAGGATTGGCAAGCCTCGGTCAGCCAGTGGTCAGCGCGAGATCCGGAACGACAGGCCTATCTGAAACAAGCTCGCCAGATTATCAGGGAAAAGAGCGCGGAGCAGAAAAGCGAAGCTCCAACGGCAAGCGAGTAACCAAGGATCGCATCGTCGAGGACTTGCGCGGCAAGCTCACCGACATCCAGCCCGCTCTCCTCAAAACCATCCCGCTCAACTATTTCAGCGAACTGGCGCGGTCCAACATGACCGCCGTCGGCGACTATCTGCGCGTCAAGCGGTTGATGGACGCTTTCAGGGGCACCAAGCATGCCGAGGCCGATGCTGTTGCGCAGGATTGGCTGAAATACACCCGCCTAGGCTTCGCCGGTAAGGACAAGGCAAAGGCGCAGGCGCTTGCGGATCTGATGCACGACGCCACCTTGGCCGGTGTAGATCCGTCCAAGACCGATGAGGAGACAAAAGCTAAGCCTGGCTACGACGCCCTGCGGAAACGATACCTGGCTATGCCGCCCAAGGGACGGGAGCTCTTCAACGACGTCAGTGTCGCTTATGGCAAACAGGCCGACGAGCTTGATGAAATCCTCCTGGACAATGTGCGCAAAGCGCAGGAGATCGCGCAGCGCAACGCCGAGGATCGTTACAAGCGGACGATGCAGAAGATCAAAGACGCAAGGCTTTCGGGCCTCGATAAGAAGAACGCCGAAGAAGATGCTACGAGTGCATACAAGGCAGAAACGACGAAGTCTCGTTGGGCCGCCAAAGCGCGTTTGACGAAGATGCGCATCGCCTTTGAAAACAGCCGCGTTGAAGCTCCTTATTTCCCGCTGGGGCGTTTCGGTCGGTACTTCGTGACCGTCAGAGACATCGATGGTGCGGTTCTCAGTTTCTCCAAACATGAGACCGCTGCCGAACGTGACCGTATGGCCCGTGAGATGCGCCAAGACTATCCAGCCGGCAAGGTTGAGGTAGGCGTCATGGAAGCTGGCGGCGACATGCGCAAAGCCATGGACCCACGCATCGTTGCCGAGATTGAAGAGATACTCGGCGGCTCCAACGTCGGCGGTGACGTGATGGACCAGATATGGCAACGCTATCTCGAATCGATGCCAGACCTTTCCGCCCGGAAGCGCTTCATCCACCGTAAGGGCACGGCTGGCTACAGTAAGGATGCACTGCGCGTCTTCTCGTCTCATATGTTCCATGCCGCTCACCAGATGGCACGGTTGAAATATGGCCTCGAGCTTCAGGAGCTCGTCAACAAGACCGCCGATCAGGCAAAGGAAGCGGACGATCAGACGCGGGCTATGACGCTCGCCAACGAACTGTCTAACCGCCATAACTGGGTGATGAACCCAACCGGCAGTAAAGTGGCTCAGACCATGACCAGCACCGCGTTCGTCTGGTACCTGGCTGCATCTCCCGGTGCCGCGCTGGTCAACATGACACAAACTGTCATGCTCGGCCTGCCGGTTCTCAGCGCGAAGTTCGGTGGGTTTGGAAAAGCAGCTTCCGCGCTGGGAAAAGCCTCGGCGGATTCGCTGGCGGGCAAAGGCACGGTTGTCAGTGATCGGCTAACCGGCGACGAAAAGAAGGCAATGGACGCCTTCTACGAATCCGGATTGATCGACCGCACCCAGAGCCACGATCTGGCAGGCGTAGGCGAGACAGGCGTCGAATACACGCCGCTCCGGGCCAAGGTCATGGAGAAAATCTCTTGGGCTTTCCACCGTGCCGAGGTCTGGAACCGTGAGGTTACCGCGCTGGCCGCCTACCGCATGGCGCGTGACAGTGGGCAGAGCACCTCTGACGCCATCGACACGGCTCACGATCTGACGTGGAAAACCCACTTCGATTATTCCAACAGCTCTAGGCCTGCTGTGCTGCAGAACGATTTTGCCAAGGTGGCGCTCGTTTTCCGCCAGCATAACATCAACATGCTCTATCGCGTCATTCGTGACATTCATCAGTCGACAAAGGGAGAGACGGCGCAGGCCCGCAAGGAAGCCCGATACCAGCTTGCAGGCGTATTGGGCATGATGACCGCAATGGCGGGTGTAACCGGCACCATGGGCTTCAGCCTCGCGATGATGATGGCCGGAATGATCTTTGGTGACGATGACGATCCGATGGCGTTCGAAGATCAGTTCAAGGCTGATGTCGTTGATATCCTCGGTCCCCAGTTGGGCGGCATCTTGCTCAACGGCGCACCTGGTCACTATCTCGGAATCGACCTTTCGGCGCGCATCGGCATGCCGGACCTTTGGTTCCGGTCCCCGACACGCGAATTGCAGGGCAAGGATGAATACCAATATTGGCTGGCACAAAGCCTTGGCGCGACAGTCAGCCTCGGCGAGCAACTCTATACCGGCTTCCGCGTCATAACCGATGATGGCGACGTGGCCCGCGGTATTGAGATGATGGCGCCTAAAGCCGTACGCGATCTGATGAAGGCATATCGGTATTCGCAGGATGGTCTCACCACCATCGGCAAAGACCAGATACTGGCGAAAGACCAGATCGACGCGACGGACATTGCCGCTCAGGCTCTCGGCTTCACGCCGGCGAAAGTGTCAGAGACATGGGAACGGAACACCGCGCTGAAGAACGCCGAAACCACTGTGAAGCGGAAGCGCCAGCGGCTCATCAACAAATGGGCGATGGCAACGATGGCAGGCGACAAAGACACGGCTGCGGAAGCTTTGGACGGTATCAAGAAGTTCAACTCTGTCCGCATCCATGCGGCGTTCCCAATCAAGTCCGAGACGCTCAAACGCTCTATCCAGACGCGGACTAAGAACGCGGCAAAGCGCGAAGATGGTGTGCTGATTGGGAATAAGGCGCTCGGAACGCAGCTCCGAGAGAAGATGGCGGAGCCCATCTATCGATAGCTCTGTGGCTTGAACTAAAAGCGAAAGGCCCGCATCACGCGGGCCTTTTTTTATGGGTTCAGTCCGTAAGACTGCTGCCGTGCTCGTAGCGCCTCTTGCACTACCCTGGGCCATTGCCACTCAGGCACACCCGCCTCGTGCAATCCTGTCGCAACTTCTTCTGCCGATGCCCCACCCTCAAGGGCGGCATTTGCTTTGCTAACAGCCTGTTCCTGTGAGGGGGCGGCAACGCCGGGGGCCTCCGCTGTGGATCTCCTTTTCAGATCCTCTATCCGCGAGCGGACGCCAGCTTGCGCACGAGCAGGTACGCCTGGCATGGGAGCCTCCCTTGGCGTCGGTGCTCTGGCATTATCATCCTTTTGTCTTCGCTCGGGCGGCGAGGGGGCCGGGCTTGGCGACGACGACTGAACCTGTTTGCCGGTAACTGTATCGACCAGCACTTTCTTTTCGGGCCGCGATGGGGCTGCTTGTCCGGCAACTCCGGGCTGGCCGCGTATCAGCTCGAGCTCGTCGCCGATGAGCCTCTCTTTCTCCTCGGCAGAGAGATCGTCGAACTTCTTTTCGTCGCCAGCCAGTCCACCATCGAGCCGCTTTCTCAATGATGTGATTGCATCGCCGCGTTGCTTCGTGTCACCAACGCCATACTGCTTATCGATCTTCTTCTTCTCTTCGTACTGCTTGAGCTCTCCAGCTTCCTTTTCAGCGGCGGCCCGAGACGCAATCTGGCTATTCCACGCGGCTTCAGGATTTCCGAACGTGGCAATCAGCTTCGGCAAGTCAGCGGTTTGAATGTCCTGCTGCACCTCTTTACCATCGGGCATCTTCAGCGAAATGCGGAAGCCACGCGACTTACCATCAGGCGTTAGAATTGGCTCCTGACCAAGAACCTCATAGCCGTTGTTGATATAGCCTTTGATCTTGCCTGCCTGAATGACATCGGCAAGAGCGCCAGCGCTGTCGCCAGTCTGTGCCTTAACCAGCGCGCCAGAGAACAGCTTGGCACCGTTCTTCGCATCCTCGCTGTCGCCCCAGTCCTGAACGCGCTTGGCGTTGTCCATGTCGCCATTCACGAGGTAGGTATTTTTGAGCTTCGGGACGGCATAAGAATTCCAAAACTGGTCGAAGTTGTCCGGCTTCTGCGTTCCGGCCGTCACCTGAGCGTCGAACGTAGAGCGAGCGTCTTTGTTGATCTGATCGACGGCGTTCCGCTGATCGAGTGACCGATTGTATTCGACATCCTGTCGCTCTTGAATAACCTTCGAGCGCTTGCGATCATCCATCGCATCGCGAGCTCGCATGCCGCCCGTGAAGCCGTCCATGAAGCCACCAAGGCCAATTGCCAAACTCATGCTGCGTTCTCCTGTTGTGGAACCTGTGGGACCGACGGCTTGCGCCTTCCAGCACTTACCCCGCCCAATCCAATTGCCTCGATGGTGGCGTCGAGCTTCTTGTCCATGTCCTGAACAGCCTTCATCGTGATGCCCAGGGCATCCTGAACCGGGATGGTGTGACCGTCTCCACGCCCCGTCTCTCGCTGGAAATCCTGCGCGTAGGTACCGACGTGGCGGCCACCATCTGCCACGCCTTCCTTATAATCCCATTCCTCAATGGGCATGGCCTTCAGCGCTTCCAACGCTTCACCGTCCGGAATTTCTTCCTTGTTTTCCTTCAACTCCTCATCGGAGAAAATCAAACCGCCGATACCACCGAGGAAACTTCCAATCCCGGCCGCGCCCTGAGCGTTGGCCTGTTGCTGTGCCTTCCAGCCGTCGAGCTGCAAGCCATATTGCTGGTTGAGCGTATTTGCCTGCCCGGCATAGCCCTGCATCGCGCCCCCATACCCAGAGTTCATAATGGTGCTGGCTGCGAGGGACTGCCCATTCGTTGCCTGATTTCCTGATAGCGCCGTGCCACTGGCGGCGACGCTGCCACCAGCACCTGCGGCGGCCTGTGCTGGCAAGCCCTTCCCGAGGTTCACGACGTCGGCTTTAAGCGCGAGGCCTTTATCCCTGATGCCTTGCCGGGCCGTGTTCGATGCGCCAGCTTCCGCCAGTGTCACGCCGAGGTCGCCCGCTGCTTGGACGCCGGTGAACCTGCCACTACCGGGTGTGACGCCCATTGACGCGTTCGCCCGCTCGGTAGCGGCACGGTTCGTGGCTGCTGCGGACTGCACGTCGGCCCGCGCTTCCGCAGCGGCTTCCGATTGGCGCGCGTCGGTCGCATAGTTGGTCGCTTCTTTGATGAAGTCGTCTTCAACCGGCTTATAGACGCTCTCGTAACGCTCGCGATCCTTCTTGGCCCAGCCAGCCTGATCAGTCGCAAGGCCCAGCTGCTGCTCTGTGACTTTCGTCGTCAGAGCGTCTAGTTCTTTTTGCCGATCCTGAGAGATGGCAAAAGCATCGGTGGCGAAGGAAAGCCACTTTTCGCCGGTTTCTGCTTGCTTGAGTGCCGCCTGTCCGATCAGTGGATCTGGATCAGGGGCAGAACTGCTGCCTTTGCCCATGGTGCTGCCTATAGTTTGAGAGGTCAGCACTCATGCGCGTTCGGTCTGTTATAGCGCCGCGCGTCCGATTTTTCCAGCGAAGCGTTCAGGCAGCCAGCGGCATTCTTCGCGAAGCATGCCGTAAACAATCAAGTCCTCGCCCTCGTCGCCAGCTTTTCGCATCACGCCTTCGCGCTGAAACCCGAAATGCTCATTGAACCGAATGGCATCGGCGTTGTTCACCGACACAAAAGAATTGAGCCGGGGATAGTTTAGCTGGAGAAACGGGTAGCAGAACACCTTGATAATCAGCTCGCGAGTGATCCATCTGCGGCTGCCATTTGATACGACGGAAACCCAACACCCGCGCGTGGTGAAGGCGTCGAAAATTACAACGCCGTCGATGCCGTTCGCGGATTGGATAGCGATCGCTTTTGCATCGTCGCGGAAGCTCAGTTTGCCACGTCGCGCCGCCAGTGCCACCAGTTCGTCGGTCGGGCCGTAGATGACCTCTTTCATCATCGAATGATCTTACGCTGAATCGACATTGCCACAGAGTTGAGCCGATTTGATATCTCGTTGAGGTCTCTGAGCAGGGAGTTGAAGTCATTCATGGTGGGTGCGGCGGTCAGTGTCTTGGTTTTTACCTGGGCGAGTTGCAGCAGCTCTTGGACGTCCTCGATCCGCACCGCTGCCTTGTCTCTTGCGCCGGCACGGGAGCCGTCGAGGATTTCCACCTTTTCGATGATCTGCTGCTGCGATGCCATCTTTATCCCCGGAGCTCGTTGACGGATGTAGCGAGGGAGATGCTACCGATTGGCAGGTTGGACTGCACCGCGATCTCCCAGCATCGAGCATTCTTCGCAGGGAGGCGACACACAGCGCCCAACTTGTTCGCGGTACCGACAAGCTTTCCGTCCGCAAAAATACTGATGTTGGCAGCGAGTGGCGAGGGCAGGGGCAACATTGCATCGCCGTTGAGTATCATCGACCCGACGACATGCTCGTTGATTGCGGAGTTGAGCAAGCCAGACGCGAACGTCGCTTCGTTGACAGCCGTAATTCGGGCTCTCTCCTCTGCAACGCGTGCAGCGGCTGTCGTATCGCCTATCGAACCTTGATCCACCAGAAGTGCACCAAATGTACCAGGCCTTGGTAACCAATATTCCTTTGATCGCCACGAGTAGCTCTCTGGATAGCCCGCTGGGTCATCGAACCTGTAAACGTTTGCGTCGCCAGTTCGTTTGAAGAAAAGGCCCGAAGATTCGACATCAAAGAAAACCGCATCGGCCGTCTCGCTGGATCGAGCAAGGAAAGGCGCGGCATTTACGTTTATGAATAGGGCGCCCGTAGCGCGCTCGTCATTAAGCGTCACATCATAGAACAACAGGTAGATGTTCCCATGTTGAGCACCGACCGCCGTCTGGGGGGACAACGCCTGCCACTCGTCGCGTCGAAATAACTGTTCTGTCACCAGACTGACTTCACCCGACGCCTTGACCGAAATCAGCCCATCATTACTCGGATAGCAAATAGCAAAACCAAGATCCACGATCCCGCGCGGATTGATGCATGGGAAGTTTGCTTCGAGCTTCACGCTCTGCATCGAATCGGGGTGAGAGCCCGTCATCATGTATGGGTTGGCTTTTGTCATCACCAGAAGTACTGAGCCGATAGAAGCCAAGCCAACGATATCGCTGTCGCAGCTCATGACATACTTCTCGGGCCATGTATGTGGGCGCCATGGCTCACAGAAGTAGACGTCTCTGCCCACAAAAGCAGCCATCATGCCGTTCGGCATCGACGTGATCCCGGTCAGAGCGTCCGGTGGTTCGTCCCAGCCAGCAGAAGGCAAAGCCTCCTGGAAAGCATCAACAGCGATGTTGTCAACGAAGTTCGCAGCGCTGGCTGCCCGTTCTGCGATTAGGTACAAATACGTTCCGCTCGAGCCTGTCTGGGAGCGGTAGATGCGTTGTAGGGTTATGGACCGGCCAGCCGGAGGAGCCTCGATCCCATTCAAAGTGACGGTTTGTCCAGGCTTCCAGTCGATGATGGGACTGCCCGGTGACGGTGCCGTCTCTTCGCCAAAGCTTGTGACGTAGGTATAAACGTAAGTTCGGCTTTGAACGTCTCCGGTGCCGCTTCCAGTTACTGCCGCAACAGCACCGGCGGTGGGTCGAGGAACTTTTAACGGATAGACGGTTCCGCCGACCCGCATCTTCGGGACGCCGTCGCCGGTGAAGTACAGGCGGTCTTGTGCAACTGGCCCTGGTGTCGCGTCCACAATCCCCGGCCAAGAAAGCCAGTTGTTTTGATGGCGGTAGATCGTCCTGTCATCGCCGCCAATCATGCTGCCGGTCTTGAGTGAGCCATTGATTGGGGTGAGGCCGCCATCATCAAGGCGAACGCCGACCGCCTCGGTTGCCGCCGTCTCTGGCAGTAAGCGGGGCAGGATCAGCGGCTTTTCGCCAGCGAATGCCGAGATGACGATTTTTGCCAACGATGCGCTCCTCTGTGCAGAATAAATTAGGCGAGCATCGCCTTAAGCCACATTTCATCGACCTTTTCAGGCGACAATTCGAGCGCTCCAGCGACCATTAAAAGCGTCGGATGGTTACGGTCGAATGTCTGCGCGTCTGCCCATTCGATCTGGGCCTCTTCCTTTTCCAATCCATCAGGCATTGATGCAATGAGCGCTTCGATACCTCCGATGGAAATACCCTCGCGAACAAGTGTAAGACGAAGTTGACGCTTCGTAACGGGCAGGAGCGGCGTGGGTTCTGGAGAAGTCGGCGGCAGTATTTCAAACTTTCCGGCATTATCGACCAACCATTGCCGAGCTGCTGGGCCGACACCGTAAGGATCGTCAGGCCTGCTTCCAAAAGGAGCTCGCATCTGTGAGGTCTCGGGACCTGAAAATTCGATATCGAGCGTGTACGCCTCTGGCTGGTCAGTAGCTCTTACGCTGAAAACATTATGGATAGTCCAGCCATTGAGAGTGATTTCGTTGCTCATCTATCCAATCCTTTGAACAATGCAGTTTCCTGAAGATGGACGGCCCCTTGCCGCCCAAGTACCTGCAATCATGGTGCCCGATGTGCTGAAGTCAGAGGCCGTCCCAGACAGAAACACGTTCATGAACTGGTTTCTTGTAGGTGACGTGCCCACGACAGCAAGCGTCGTTCCAATAGGGAAATTGATGTTGTTAGCATCATTACCTGCATATGGCTTGAGCTGGTTCATGCGATCATCCGCGTAGGCAGCGGCGCGGGTTTCGATACGGGTATTGATGTCGCCTAGCTGAGAAGTCCACATGGATCCGTCTGTGCCCACATAGAACCTGGCTGCGTTTCCGCTTTCGTCCCAAAGGTAGAAAAAACCGTTCTCTCGGACCTGCGTTGCCCATATGCGAACGCTCGGATAATGATGCCGGATCTGCGGATAGTTCTTTTGAACCATCAAATCGCCGGTCATGGTGTCACCGGATTTGGCAACGCGTGCACCCGCCGCGTTGTTGATGGCAGTCTGTTGGGCCGAGGATACAGGCATGTCGGCGGGAGCAGTGTTTGCTACGTTTCCAAGGCCCAAGTTTGCTCTGGCATCGGCAGGGGTACTTGCGCCTGTTCCGCCATCTGCAATCGCCAAATCAGGTATATTACTGATGGTAGTGCCCGAAATGTTGCCACCGGTGAGAGCCACGGCTTCAGCATTCTGCCCAATCATATTTCCGATGGAGCCAGCTGTTAATCGCACGTCAATGCGCGAGCCAGTCGCAAAAGCTTTTGCAGTGGTTGCCTCTTGTGCACGTGTGACTGTGAGCGTTGAGCCATTTCGGGCAGTGACACGAACAATCTCCATGTTCCCGGCCGCATCAATGATCGTTGCGGGGCACCAGTCGCCGGCAGCGAGGACAGGGAACTTGCCAGCATCCGCTCCCTGGACAGCGAGACTGGTTGCCGCTGCCGTGATCGAAGCGCTTAACGACGAAACAGCGTTGTTAGACAGTTTGAGGCCCATCAACGGCACTCCCTGATTTTGATATTGAAACAGAATTGCTTGGTGCGGCCCGCGACCGTGGCAATCGTCAAAGCGACGGTGCCGTTGTCACCATCTTCACCGCCGGAAATCCAAACCTTTGCGACGGTGTCGGAAAAGTCTGTCCGATCAATTTGGGCTGTCGCTCCCTCAATGACGCTCACCGCTGATATGATCCTGTCCTCGGGAGGGAGCCAGCGGACGAAATCGACATCATAGTCGAGCACGTCGGCGGGTTGCTTGGTCATGACGTCGCTCAAGGCATTACCTCCGCGCAGCGCGGTACTTGCATCATGTTTCTCGAAGCGGGCACGGTCATTCGACGGTTCTCGGGGTAGACAAGCGAATGGCGTGCGCGTTCCAGCCTCATGATGCGCTGTTGATCGGTGCGGCGGATGAAGCGCCACGACAGCAGCGCGGCCGCATCGATGCGGACGTCAGTGGAACTGACTGGCGCCACCCGGCGAACCAGCTTCATCGTTGCTGCTACCCCAATCTGAGACGCCATTCGAGACGTCGCACGACGTGCCATTCTGGCGCTGGGGGAAACGGTGATGGTCATGAGTGCCGCGCCGGAGCGTCGGGCCGTCAGCAACATAGTACCTGGTACCGTGATGATCGCTGCGGCAACTGAGACGAGACGACGAATAAGAGACAGCGACGGAGCAACCGAAACGGTCGCAACAGCGGCGCAATCGACGAGGAATGTTCCCGCATTCAAGGGCAGCGCGTTGATCTCAGATCCGTTGACCGATCCCCGACTTTCCATCAGGCCACCGTCACATCAAGGTCGCCGGCATGAATGATGCACTCATCGGTGGGGTTGAGCGTCTTGTTCGCGGTCAGCGCGCCTTGGAAGATCATTTCCCCGCCGTTGGCGGCGGTCCAGATCGCGAAGTGGGTAATAGTGATAGGTGCAGCGCCATTGTGAGCGGGGTACAGCAGCTCGAGCAGGTTTTCAGTAGCTTTGGTCGCCGCGGCCATGAAACCGGTCGCCACAGCGCCACCCTGAGCCGCATCGAGGCGCACGTAATCGGGCCAAGCGGCCAATGTGACCTCAGACGTTCCAGCCACGCCCGGATCTGCTGTGTGGAGCGAAATATAAACGCGGGCAGGGGCGACAAACGCAACGCCGCGCAGGAATAGGTTCAGCAGTGCGTTGGCGGCATAAGTGCTGGCAGGCATTAAAAGTAGCTCCCTTTTGTGCGAGGACGTGCACCTTGCTGGCCCTTGGCAACTTTCATTGGCAGTTTGTCGAGAAATGCGGTGAACTCGCTTTGCAGTACCGTTCCCATTTGAGGGTTAGGTCCGCCGTCATCCGTCGGGAGCATCAGAACGCGAGCCGCAGCGCCTTTGCCTATTTCGGTGCCGTATTTGTCGATGAGAAAATCAGGGAGAGTGGTGGCTTTGCGGGATGGCTTGAGAATGAACCGAACCGATAGCTTGCCGGTATTGGGTGGAACGACTTGGATCGCGCCTGGCTTAATCTGGGTTATGAAGCGCGACGTCGCGCCCGAGTCGTCCGGCTTGTCCCAGCCGGGATAATTGTCATCGAGCCACTCCGGGGTTTCGGGCGTAAGCGTCACCCCATCCAAGTCTGCGGCTTCAATCTTCACAATCTCGGCGTCTGAAATGGTGGACAGGCATTCACCTTCAGCATCGCTGATCGTGATGTGATCGCGTTCGCGCCAAAGATCCACCTTGTCGCAAACATCGCGAGCTGCTTCGCGCAGGTACCGACGCGCAATGGGATCAGAGCAGTTGGGAGCGTGGATTAAAACCTCGGGGAGCAGATCATCGATATCGCGCATCAGCGTCTCCTGTTCGGATTGGCTGACGATTCGGCCTGAACCTTAATGCCAACCGCTGCCGCGAAGGTTTGATAGTGCGACATCGCTTTGGTCGGGTCTCCGGCGATATCGTCTTTCGAGAACGCCTTGTAGAGCACATAATCAAGCAGAGGGACGGAGTAGGGCTCAGGCAAGCCAATCTCAACGTCCCATGCCGCATATGTGGTTTCGTCCTGACCAGCCAGAGGAAGGGCCGGGGCGGGTAGGTAAGATAGGGCTACCTCGACCACGCCATTCCCGTCATTGCCGGGATACGCATAAAACTCTAGCGGCAGGTTCTCGTCAAAGACGACTTGGCGAACTTCCTTGCGGAAGGGCTCATATGCCGGATCGTGCCAGTTCGGTTCCTGCGCGTCCAGAAGCCCTCGAGCGGCGGTGCGGATGGCGCGGCCACCGATACGGGTTGATCCATCGCCGACAAGATTGCGGTTCACGCCGAGCAGCTGGAGCGGTGTCACACCATCGAGCATCGCGGGTAATTCCTGATAGGTGCCTTTGGCAAGCGGGAGGGGCAAAGTACGGGAGGAGGCGGAAGGCTTCGCCAGAACAATGGCTTTCACCGCCTCGTTGAGCCAGTCGGCGAGTTCCGTGAGAGGCCAGCGAGCGTGCTCATCGTCGATAAGAAGGACGCTGGTTCTCCGCAGAATGTCATTCGCCTTGGGCATGCGTTAAGCCTTGGAAGCAGTTTTCTTGGTTGTCGTTTTTGGCTTGACCGGCTCTTGGGCCGCTGTATCACTAGGCTCAGGCTCAGGCTCAGGCTCAGGTTCGACAGGGTCGATACCACCGTTCAGGAACGCAGGGATTTCCTGATCATCATCCGCCTCAGGCGTAAGCGGCACTTCCTGATACACATCCACGTTCAGAAACAGCGACCGATGGAGTACGCTCGCGACCTCGTTGACAAAACGCCCGTGTTCATCGCGATCAAAGCTGTAGGAGACACCGCCGAGTGTCTGGATCGTGTGGCCGGTCTTGCATTCGATTAGAGTTTTCATTGCCCACTCCTTTAAAGAAAAGGGGGCTTGCCGCCCCCTCATGTGTCACGCGGCCCGGAGGGTTACTCGGTGGACAGAAAAACTGTCAGCCCGATCTGACCCGCCGCGAAGGTGGCCGCTGCCGTGGTAAACTTGATACCGATGGAGCGATCGATGTTGGAAGGCGTGGTGCGGTAGGCCGACTTGAGCGTCGGGCGAGCCACTGCACCGGTCTGAGCTGCGTTTGCGCCGGAGAAGAACTCCGCACCGCATGTGCGGGCAGGGTTTTCATCGCTGAACCCGCCACTCATGATGCCCACGTCAAGCAACATCGTGGGTGCGCCGTTTGTGTCCAGATCGTCCGAGTCGAGAACGATGTCTACGACGCGGCAATTCGATGGGATGCAAGCCAGCTCGAGAATGTCACCGGCAGCAGGAGCGTTTGCCACTTGGTGGGAGAAGCGAATAGCGACAGCTTCACCGGCGTTGGAGGGGTAAGACAGGGCTTCGGTGCCCTTGGCGTATTTGCTCTGAATGAGCGCCATATCGAAAGTCCTTTGACATTGGATGGTCGCGTAGACCGCTGAAGAGGGAGGTTAGCCCGGACTTAGCCGGGCTTGCCCTTATGCTGCGTTGTTCGGGTCTTTCGCGGCGGTGTCGACAGAGATCACACCGTAATCGCGACCATTGAACCGTGTCTTCTTCACGCCAGCGATGACGCCAGACGCAACAACCGGCTCATTGCCGTGATCCTTGGTTTCTTCGGTCCATGTGTAGCGGAAGCCGCCTGCTGAGCCGAACGCGATAACGCCAGCCTGTCGGCCCATGAACAAGGCGCGGCCCGCCTGGACGTTTTGATCTGCACCGTAATCCTTGAAGCGGATCGCCCACTCGTGGCTGTGAAGTACGGTGTTGTTGATCATGCCGAGGCCACCCTTGAAGATTGGGTTTGCCTTGCCTTCCGCCGTTGCCGCGGCTTTCTGGATCTCGAGCCAGCCGCCAGCATCGTTGGTGCGCAGATCGTGTTCCTGATAAGGGCTCATGACCATGACGTAGTGGGCTTCACCATTGATCTGGATCGGCATCATGTTCGCGTTCTTGGGGTCTTTGGCAGACATCATGCGTGCCTTGACCTGAGCGCGCTCGATCAGCGAGCGGGACATGATGTCCGTCGCATCAATAGTCGCCTTGGAGTTCGCGTCGCCGCCATAGAGGATGTGGTCGTTGTCGGGCGCTTCGATTGGGTTTTCGGCATGGCCGGTCCATTCGACGGTTTCGATGAAGTCCTCATTGATGCCACGCGAACCGGACAGGTAGATGAAAACCATCTGGTCGTTGAACTTGGACCAGTAATCGGAGAGACGGTTCTTGCCGATCTGGCGCATGTTGTGTGCGGTGCGCTTACGGCTCATCTTGCCGCCAGCAGACACGCCGTGGCGCATCTGGTCGATCTTCAGCTGATCGCTGGCGAAGCGAAGGCTTTCTTCTTTGCCCTCGAGGCGAGCGTCGCCATAGGTGGGCTTGTTGCGAAGCTGAACCGACAGGTCGTACGTGATCGTGTCGCCCGCTTCCGATTCCAGATCGGTAAGGCGCTGGATCGCGTATTCGTCGGAGGTGCCGATGAATTTGCGGTCGAAATAGCTCTTCTTGGTAATGTCAATGAAAAGCCCGCCAGACCACTTCTTCTGGGCTTTCGGATCGCCAAAGGCAACCACGGTCTTGGTCATGAGTGCATGTCTCCGGTTAAGGTGGATCAGCACTCATGCGCATTCCCTTTCTAATTACTGGAAATGCTGGATTGTTGCAACACGTGACGCGTGATATTGAAGGACATCGATAGCGCATGAGTGCTGCCCTTGTTTCGGAGCGCACTCATGACACCGTCAATCACTTCAACATCGCCAAAAGGCAGGGCTTTCACGCGTGGTCACGAAGGTAACCCGCTGACATGCTATTTGGATCCAGTCCGCGTACCAACAATCGGAACTGGGTTCACGATGGGCAGTCCGTCGGTACGGCGTGAACTTGCAAAAATCGGCATCACAAAGCTGGTGCCTGGTAAGACAAAAATCACCGCAGAGCAGTCCGATACGATTTTCGCCGCTGTTCTCGCCAGTGAGTTTGAACCCGCTGCGGTCAACAATTCCCCAACGAACCGTAAGCAGCACGAACTGGACGCGTCTGTCTCAGCAATTTTCAATCTCGGCACGGGCGCGATGGATTGGGAATGGGCGAAGCTGTGGCGCGCGGGAAAAACCAAAGCCGCAGCCGATTACCTTGGCAGCCACTATAACACGGCCAAGGGGAAGAAACTGGCTGGTCTTGTCCGTCGCCGGAAGGAAGAGGCGTTATTGTTCGAACTGGGCATCTACACCGGTGTCGGCGAGGGCGTGCCTCGCGTCGCCATTGATGCCGCTCCGAAGCGTCCCGACGACGTGGTGAAGGAAGCTCAAACCATTCTTTCTGCGAAGGGCTTCAATCCCGGCGCTATTGATGGCTGGATGGGTGAGAAAACCGCTGCCGCCGTGAAAGCCTACCAGTCCGCCCACCCGCACCTTGTCGCAGACGGCGTGATCGGCTCGGCTACGCTCGCCCAGCTCCGCCGCGACGCTGTTGCAACCAAGGAAGCGGTGCAAGGCGGCGCGAGCTCTCTTCTCGGGTCTGGCGCTGCTGCCTGGTCAATGGGTCTCCCTTGGGGCTGGATCGCTATCTTCGTCGCTATCTCCGTTCTTGGCGTCATTGCTTACCGCAAGCGTGACGTGATCGCCCGACGGATCAACACGCTCTTTGGCCGCGAGGTTGCTGTCTGATGACACGCGTCGGCGTCTACCTCCTTTTAGGATTGGCGGCGGCAAGTTTTGTCACCGCCGCCGTCATCATGATCGACCGTAACGCGACAGAACGCGCGATAGTCAAAACGGAAAGGCAAAACAATGCGGCTGGGAATGGTGCGGACGGCGCTCGTGATCGGTTTGACGATTGCGCTAGCGGGATGTGGGATTTCGGGGCCGGGAAATGTCTCGGGCCTGCGCCGCGTGGTCGGAACTGATTTGATCGGCGCCCGCGGGGCCACCCCTGCGGACCAGCGAAAGATTGACAGGACAGTTGTCGGCATATGCGCCGGCGGCGTCTGGACGCGCCAAGAGTGCGCGAGGCATGGCAACGGTGGGGCGAGAGCTGCTACCCGCGCCGTGCAGGAGTGAAGCGAAAATGAGTTTTTGGGAATGGCTTAGTTCGAACGAGGGAAAGGTCGCCCTCGCTGGTATTGCCGGATCTGCCGTTTCCGTTGCGATGGAGTGGACTGGTCCGTGGGCCAGTCTTCGCAAGTTTTTCGTCGGTGGCGTTGCGGCCTATTACCTTAGTCCGTTGGGAACCATCTTCTTCCAGTGGGCATTTGGTAAACTGAGCGTACCTGAAGAGCAATCTGCAAGCGTGGGCGGGTTTATAGTCGGAATCGGCGGGATCATCATCGTTGAGATTATCCTGAAGGCGTTTCGCCTCCGCCACGCGGAGATCGGGAGAAGCCGGCATGATGCGACCTAGAGCACGAAACATCAAAGAGGCTGCCAAGCCGCAAGGTAAAGTCGTCGCTGTGGCAAGCATCATATTGGTCGCATGGTTGCTATGCCTGCACCTTTAGGCGACGCGCTTCGCCTTTTTCAGCTTTGTGACCCGAGCCCCCGTTTCCAGTTTGCTGTTTACTACCCTGATCGGTCCCATAAGAAGTTGAGCCGCTGACGGAGCTCCGGTCAAAATAAGGTCCGCATACTCTTGAGCGATTTCACGTCTCCGCTGGGCGTGCTGTGCACGGTTATATGCGCCTTCGACTGCATCTTTCGGTTTGTGAGCAAGCATGAGATCAATGATCTTCGATTCCTGCGGGAGCCTTTCATTCATGATCGATGAAAATGAGGCCCGGAAGCCATGAGGAACGTGCCGGGAGTGATAGCCCGCCCGGTTCAGCATGTACCCCATGGTGTTGGTGGACATTGGCTGTCGTGGCTTCCTGAGGTTTGGAAAGACGAAGGGAAACCTGCCGTTCACGCGCCTGAGGACGTCGATCAGTTCCATCGCCTGCGTACACAGGGGAACGTGATGGTCGTAAGCCTCCTCATTCTTGAGGCGCTTCTTCAATTTCATCCGAGCCGCGGGGATTATCCAGACGGGGTTCTCCGGGTCGAGCTCGTCAAATTCGCTCCATGGAGTTTCAGCAAGAACACCTGGTCGAACTGCCGTCAACGCCAGCAGACGAATTGCCAGCTTGTTGTAACCTCGCCCAGGGGTGTTGTTAACGTCCGCTAGGATCTGCCTCACGCCCTGCAGAGTGATGATCGATGGTTGCCGCCCTTTCTCGAGCGGGGCGAGCGCGCCTTCGACAACTGCCGAAGGATCGGTGTCGGCGCGACCGGACGAGATTGCATAAACGAAGACAGCGGAAATCCGCTGCCGGAGGCGCTTTGCTGTTTCCACAGCGCCACGCTTTTCAACAAGCCGTAAAACCCCTAAAATCGTAGGGGCATCTATGCTTCTGATAGGCAGGTCACCCAACAGAGGAAAGACGTCTCTTTTGAGCGTCGTCAACACCTCTGCGGCGTGCCGATCGGTCCAAGTCGGTTTGGTGTGTTCATGCCATTCCTCGGCCAGCGCCTGGAACGTTTCGCCGGCCTGCTTTCGACCAATGACTTTCTCGAGCTTCTTCAGCGCGGATGGGTCTTTCCCATCCTTCAAGAGCTTGCGGGCGTCATCCCTGAGTCGTCGCGCGTCCACGAGAGACACGTCGGGATATGAGCCTAGGACTAGAAGCTTTTCCTTGTCAGCGAAGTAGTAGCGATACCGCCAGCTCTTTGACCCGGATGTGGCGACAAAGAGATGTAGGCCATTGGTGTCTGCAAGCTTGTAAGCTTTATCTCTGGCTTTTGCTTTTTTGATCGCTGTGTCTGTCAGCACGCTTGTTCTCGCTGTACCCGCATTTCAATTTGAAAGTACCCGCAACCGTACCCGCTTTTTCATGGGATTGTATGAAAAGCGGTAGGAACGAATGGGAACAGAGAAACCTAAAAATGGTTACTGCGCAAGACAAAAACGGAACATATAGGAACGTATGCGAAACATACGTGGCAGATGGGGTGGGATTCGAACCCACGGTACGCTCTCACGCACGCCGGTTTTCAAGACCGGTTCCTTAAACCACTCGGACACCCATCCACGTTATGCGTGTCGCTTTATATCGGTTTGCGTCATGCCGTCAATCCGTTCAGGTAGGCATTTTAGCGCCTCTAATGTCGACGGCGCGTTAACTCTTGGCTAACCACGTTCGTTACAATTTTATCGAAATCGCATTCAACGTTCGCAATTTCGCCATGTTGCGGGCAAGATTAGGCGCCTGTTAGGTGCTTCGATGTCAGAGGGCGTGATGATCGAGGTGTGTAGGGCTGCTGCGGAGGCGGCCCATAGTGATACGGGGCATGGATTTGAAATCTGCTGTAATGAAAGTCGGTGTGAGCGCTAAGTGGCTCGGCATTGCCGTTCTGTGCGCGGCAACGGCATCCTGTTCCACGACGTCGGAAACCAAGCCGAAGCAGAAACGCAGCAAGGAATACTTCTCCGAGTCCGAGTATGGCGTGAAAGCAAGTCCGCGCGTTGCGGATGGCGCGAATATTCCCAAGGGCGGCGGGCGGTTCCTGGTGGGTAATGCCTACACGGTCAAGGGTCGTCGCTATTTTCCCAAGGAAGAGCAGAACTACGACAAGTCAGGTCTCGCATCCTGGTACGGCTCCGCATTTCACGGTCGTCTGACGGCCAACGGCGAAGCCTATGATAAAGAACACCTCTCCGCTGCCCATCCGACATTTCCTCTGCCCAGCTATGCCCGCGTTACGAATCTGAAGAATGGCTCTTCGGTTGTCGTTCGCGTCAACGACCGCGGCCCGTTCCATGAGGGGCGTCTGATCGACGTTTCGAGCAAGACGGCAGATCTCCTGGATATGAAGGCGACCGGTACAGCCAGTGTCCGCGTCCAGTATGTGGGCCGCGCGCCGTTGGATGGTCATGATATGCCTTATTTGATGGCGTCTTACGTTCCGAAGGGCGCTCGCGGCCCCGGCATCAATCCTGAAGGACAGATCGCAAGTGGCGTGATGGTGGCGTCCGCGTCATCGTCGAACCTTCCTATCCCAAACAGCCCTGCATATGGCGGTTCCGCACAGATGGCGCTGGTCGGCTCGAAGAAGAGCCAGGCGCTTCAGGCCATGCCGCTGGTCGATGGCCCTGCACCCGTGGTGGGGCAGGGCGGTGAGCAATTCGTCGTATTGCCCGAATATGGTCCTATCCTGAACGAGCGACCTGAAGGCAACTTCTTGCGCGCGCCGACACCATCAGGCCGGTTCGCTTCAGCCTATTCGGAAGAAACCGCATCGGTCTCCAAGGCGGCAAGTGCCTTCGATAAGGTTCTTGTCAACAAAGGCGGCCTGAACGAGCAATCCATCATTGCTTTTGTGAAAAACAGACAGGGTAATGATCGCTGA